TCGACCTGGAGCAGAGGACTTTGCAAACCATCGACAATCCGTTCGGCACGAGATTGTCACCCTTGTCTTAGGTACATTCTGTTACCTATGTCTTCGGGCTGGACAAATGTCTGATTGGTAGCGGAGGTCCGTTCTGGTCATTATAGCCGAACGGAAGCCATTGATTTCATTGATCTTGGCACCTGGCAGGAAGCGCTCATCGAAGCGATTCAGTTGTACGGATTGGATAGGCCCAAATAGTCCACGAGCCTGTGCTTGAGCAAGCAGGCGCACAGAAGACTCCCGAAGCCGCGCGAAGGTGCTATGTTGCCTGAATTGGCCACGAGATGGACATGTCAGAGAACCGCTACAATCTTCGTCAGGAAGCAGACGGCTCGTGGACTGTGTTCGACATCTTCACCGGCATGCCGGCCGAGGTAAATGAGGTTGAGCAAGTGGGGCTGGAGCTCGAGCAAGCCGACGATCTCGTCGACCTGCTGAACCTGTTGTACATCAAGCGGAGATCTGGTTCGATGCATTGAGGCCGACGTCAGCTCCTCGCCTTCCGCCCTCGCCTCGGCGTCGACGAGCCGCTAGAAATTCAAGTAAATATTGACCGACGGTCGACGGTTGGAGCGATAGTCGTCGCGATAGCCGTAGCTCTGGGTGTAGTCGTAGCGGGGGAAGCACCTGCCGTAGTAACGGCATGAACGCCAAGCGTGCCGCCTATTCCAATGGCTGTCTCGCCAATTTCGTCGGTGGTTGACTTGCTCAACCGCGCTCGTCTTCAAGTACTCCGGCCTAGGCACGGAGATCGGCGCGGCGCTTGCCGGCAGAGCAAAAGTCGCAGCCAAAACTGCGGCTGTGAGGGCCGATAAGAACTTTCTCATGAAGGGATCCTCCTCGGTGCGGATGAGATTGCACCGTCGAGGCTGAACTGCTGATGAATGGGTGTCCGCAGCCTAGAAAAGGCCCCTCGCCCACGAAGAGCGAAGGGCTGGCGCCAGTGCGAACCGTCGCCGGGAGCGCATTGATCCGGTTGGTGAGCCGGCAACCTGGCGGCTGGTGGTGGCAAGTAGCGCTCTGTGTTCTTAAAACTCGTCGCGTCGCCAGGACGCATAACTCAGCCAATCACGGTCGCCGCGGTTATTGTTGCAGCGCTTGCATGCCATGGCCAGGTTGGACGGATGGCCCGTGCCCCCATCAGCGCGGCGATGTAGATGCTCCAGTGTCGCTGCATAGGGCCGCGCGGCGTCGTATGGCCGGTACGTCAGGATCACGTGCTCGCCGCAGTAACAACAGCGCCCCTGCTGCTGCCAGAACAGAAGCCACCTGAAATACCTTCCAGCGCGCGTGTCCATCGCTGCCTCCAAGTGGTCATCGCCTTCATGGGTCGACGCGGCGCCGAGTCTTGGTCTCGGCTGCCGCAGATCGGCATGCCTGAAACTTAGGCGGGTTGCAGCGCTTCGGCGGCCCGTTGGATTTCGTGGATTTGAAAAGCGAGTTCATCTAGGCCGGATTCATCCAGAAGCCTATACTCCAGCAGATCTTCCAGGGCTCTCAGGTTGGTGAATACCTGTCCGATCACGGTGACGGCTACCTTTGCCTTCATCTGAAGATCATAGGCGTCCTGCGACCAGGGGCGGTGCGGGCGGCTGTCGTCAGCGCCCTGCACCTGCTTTCTGCCAGTCTCAGCGGACTGGCATCTTAATCTTTTGCCTTCTTCAGGCTCAAAGGCGATCGTTGGCACGGGTCTTAATCTTGCGATCTTCGCGGTCATGTTGTCTCCTCGTGTTGCGATGTTACCGAAAAACCGGTATGTCATTAAAAAACACTAACATCGCATCAATGTCAATATAAAATAATGACATTGGTGTTTTTTAATGAGGTCAATGAATGTCACCTGCACAGTGTCGTGCCGCCCGAGCATTGTTGAACTGGACGCAACCCCATCTTGCCGAAGCGGCTGGGGTGTCTCCATCTACCCTTCGCGACTTCGAATCTGGCAAGCGGGTGCCAATAGCGAACAACTTGGTTGCAATTCGCACTGCGCTCGAAGCGGTCGGGGTCACCCTCTTGGAGGGCGGCGACGTTGCAGCGGGACCAGGGGTCGCCATGCATCCGAAGTCTTAGACGATGGCGACGATGTACTTTACTGACAAAGCTCTCAAAGAGCTCGCGTCAGGATACCAAGAGATCAAGCCGAAATGCCTGGCATTGCGAGAGGAGTTTGTGGACCACCCCTACAAGACCGAACGTGGTCGAGAATACGGAACACATGGATTCGGCAGGAGAGTCGGTACTCTAGCGCGATGCATCCAGAGAATTTTCTCCGACCTCCCGCCTGATGCTGAAGGTGTTCCCCAGCGGGAAACGCTGCTGGACGTTTCAATCACGCTTCAGGCGCTCATCACGAACGTCTCGGGCTGCCTGGACAACCTCATTTGGACTTGGGTGTTCGAGAAGAGCGTTGCTCAGCCCGATGGCGCCGCACTTGATCAAAAGATGGTCGGACTTGGAAAGAGGTACAGGCATGTCTGGCAATCCTTCCCGCCACCCTTCCGCGCCTACCTTAAGAGCCGAACGGATTGGTTCAGGCATGTAAAGGAATTCCGCGATTCGCTTGCCCACCGCATTCCTCTTTACATTCCACCCTATTCGATCGATCCGAAAAATCAGGTTCGGTATTACGAGCTAGAACGGATGTCCTGGGCCGAGTTGTGCAATGGGAACATCGAAAAGCATGAATCACTGAAGAAGGAACAAGAGGGCCTAAGGTTCTTCCGACCCGTCATCGCGCATTCCCTGGTCGAGGGGTCACCCCTAGCAGTTATCCACGCCCAGATCATTGCTGACTTTAATACAGTGGAGGAGCTCGGTCGCCGTTTCCTCGATGAGATGAAAGCCGAACCTTGACCGCGCCAACTCAAGGTAATAGCTTCTAATTTGCGGTCTACCAATCCGCGCAGGCGACCCGGCCTCTCACCACGAAATGGGCTTTCTTGTGCTTTCGGCGCCCGTCGGGAGCTGCTCTGTTTTTGTGGTGGAAAATGAACGAACCAGCAGCGCTCGACACCGTTTACACAACTGACGAAGCAGCCGAACGTTTGCGCGTATCCCGACGGACGATGATCAAGCTCGGCCGCGATCTGGGGGCGTGCTCCATGATCGGCCGGGAGTACTTTTTCAGCGAACGCGATCTGCTCGACATCTGGCAGGCTCAGCGAGCCATGCCCACGAGCTCCCAGGGGCGTGCCGTTGCGGTGAAGGGGTTTCTGTCCGATGTACGGCTCCAACATTCGCTACACCGGCTCACGCAGAAAAAGAGGAAGCGCCGCCAATGAAGGTCGATCTGCTTTCCCAACTTCCGCTCTTCGCCACCGACAAAGAACTGGCCGTGGCGATTGTCGGCAAGGAACGCGCATCCATGTGGGTAAAAACCGTTATCCCGCAACTCGAGCGCAAGGGATTCCCGCGCATCGACCCTCTGCACGACGGCAGACCAGTGCCGCTGGTGAAAAAATTCTATGACGGATATTTCGGCATCACTGCCGGCTTCGCGGCGGTAGCGCCCGACGGGAAAGAGAACTTGGGCATGTGGAAGGGATCAAGGCGGCGGGCCAGGAGGCTTGTCGATGAATGACTCCCCTCGCCTCATCGGCAGCAGGCCACCACACCCCGCCTTGACCACCACCCAAAGTCGAGCAACATTTTCACCGGCAACTGTAGGGGCGACTCATGAAAGCAAAACTTCTAGCCGCGGCTATTATCGCGGCGACGTTACAGGCATGCGCGACCACCGAATCGACGTCGCGCATGCTCACGTACAAGTTCCCTGTGCACAACGTGAAGATGCCAGACGATACGTATCGCGTGTACGATCATAAGACGGACAACACGCTGATGGTTGCTCCGAGCCTCGGCACCACGATGGCGATCGGCGCAGCACAAGGCGCAACGCTCGGCCTGGCCGACACCATGACGCCGGAGCAGAAGCTCGAGGCAGCCGCGCAGCAGCACCTGGCGAATACCGGCCGTGGCGCGTGCAAGATCACCAAGGGGTATTTGCTTCATAAGCCGCTTTACGAGTTCGTGTTTGAATGCCCTGCGCTGGGGCCGAAAGTGTAGGGGTCTCTCAACCTGTGGAACAACAACCGATCTCCCCTTCCCCATAGCGCGCACCCATGCTTAGTTGCGCGTGGGCTAAATTTCTTCTTTGAGGGGCATTTACATGAAAATCCGTTTGATCGTGCTGGCGACCACGCTGGCAGTGGCTTCCTGCGCTAAGCGTCCTGACGCAATCGTGCCGGTCGATATTCCCATGGCGGCTTATAGCAACCAGAGCTGTCAGGGCCTGGCGCAAGAGCTCATGAAGGAGCAGGCAAACCTTGCTGCTGTTTCGAAGCAGCAGAACCAAGCGGCGACAGGCGACGCGATCGGCGTCTTCTTGGTCGGGGTACCTGCGTCCAGCACCTTCGGCGGGGACAAGGAAGGCCAGGTCGCCGTGTCGAAGGGCAAGGTCAACGCGATCGAAAGCTCGATAAAGGCGAAGGGGTGCAAGTAATGTTCAAGAATTTCCCACAGTCCGATTTGACGCTGGTCAGCACTGCAGGTCTTGAGGCGAAGCTCAAAGGCATTGTTGCCGAGGACCAAATTGTAGTGCCTGATGTATCAGCAAGCATCGACATTGGGGATGAGATCCGTCGTTCGTTACCCAACGGAAAAGATGAAACTTTCGAGGTCATGGATCCGGTTTTTCAAGAGGCGTTCGGGGGGATACCAGCGCACTATCAGGTGAAAGTGCGCAAAAAGGGCCTTCTTCCGACGGGCAGCGGCGGCAACTATACGATTAATGTCAGTGGCAGCAATTCGCGCGTAAACATCCACTCGCAAGACAACTCCCGTAACTTCGCGAACGATCTGAAAGTGTTTGAAGATGCGCGTGCCGCTGTATTAGCCCATCTGCCCGACAACGATCAGCGAGCGCAGATCGTTCGGGCCCTGGACGCGGCAAAAGCGGCAACTGGTGATCCGGACTCTTATCGCGCCGCGTATCAGAAGCTAATATCGAGCGCCGCCGATCACATGACTGTTCTGGCGCCGTTCCTTCCAATGCTCACGTCGTTCCTCGGGTAAAGCAATATGGACCTTAAGACATTCGTTGCAGAGAGCCTGACCCAAATACTCGATGGTGTGCGTGAAGCGCAATCTCGCCCAGGTGGCGACAACGTGGCAGCAGAGGGTTACATCAACCCAACCAGCGGAAGCTTGATGACCGGCGGAACCAGTGGTTTTTTCACACTGGTCGAGTTCGACGTCTCCGTCCTAGCAGAAGCAAAAGAAGGTGGTACTTCAGTCAGAGTCGCGAGCGCTGAAATGTCAGAGGGCTCTTCAAGATCTCTGCAAAACGCCAGCAGAGTAAAGTTCTCGGTTCACGTCCGGTTGCCGGAAGGAGGGCAGAACAGAGACAGATCGTCGCTCTATCCCCGGTCCCACAGAACCAGCGACGACTATGAGCCGTTTTGAGTAGACGCGAAGTTCAACTGAGGGAGGGCCCAGTCAGCCGTCGAGATCAAACACCCCCGTCGCGTCCGCTCTCTCCCGTATCCCCTTGAACGCCGCGTGACGCAGCTTTCCGTCATCGGTCCAGGCGCGATATTCGACCTCGGCAATGAGGACCGGCTCGGTAAAGACGGCGCCTTTCCTCCTCAGGGTCACCGCCGGCGTTTTCGTCGCCATGCCCTCGAGCATTTTGCGGAGCTCCCGCGACAGCTGGTTTGACCATCCGGTTCCGCAGCCGCCGACATAGACGAGGTCGTCGCCCTTCAGTGCCGCCAGCAGCAATCGCCCGAGATGACCAGGCACAGTAGACGGCTCGAAACCGACGATCACGAAGCTATCGCGCCGCTTGCAGGTGATCTTCTGCCACCATTCGCTGCGGCCGGAGCGGTAGGGCTTCTCGACGTGCTTGGCGATGATGCCTTCAAGGCCGTGCTCGCAGGCAACCCGCAAGAACTCGTCGCCGTCCGCCTGAACCTCCTCCGAAAGGCGAACGGCGCCTTCCCGACCGGCGAAAAGCGGCTCGAGCAGCCGCCGGCGCTCTCGCAGCGGCAGGCGACGCAGATCGCGGCCGTTGAGATAGAGGAGATCGAAGGCGTAGAAGACGATGGCGCCGACTTCGACCGCCGACGGCAAGCGCCCGAGCGCCCGCTGTAGCATGCCGAAATCGGATCGGCCCTGATCGTCCAGAACGACAGCCTCCCCGTCCAAGATGGCTGTTTTCACGGCGAGCCGCCGTGCGTCATCAGCGATCGAGGGAAAGCGATCGGTCCAATCGTATCCGCCGCGCGTGAGGATCCGGACCCGGCCAGGCTCGATGTGCACGGCAATTCGATACCCGTCCCATTTCACCTCGTAGGCCCAGTCCTGACCTTTCGGCGGCTTGTCGACGAGCGTCGCGAGGCAGGGATCGATGCGCGCCGGAATGGTATCTGACGGAGGAAGATCGCGGGGCTTCTTTGAGGATGCTCTGGCCATGGACCATTAACGCACAGGCCCGCGAAAAGCCGAATTGACTCTTTCGGCTGAGAGAACATATTAGGAACATTCAGCGGCGATGCGGCGCGCCAAGTCATTAATCAGGGGCGACAACGACAAAGGCGCGCATCATGCGAACACTTGAAGATGAAATAGGAACCGCGATTGAAGTCGATCTTGCGGTAATGCCTCCGCACCAAAGGCGGGCCTATGCCGGCCTCGACCAGTATCGCCGTCCCGTCGAGGTGCGCGGCGTCCAGGAGCTCGCCAAGGGAATCGCCGAATCGTTCGGGGCCTTTGCCATCTTCGATGTCGAGACGGTGTTGCGGTCTCCGGCGATCGCGCCATTCGTCACGCAGACGCTCTACGCAATCCCGATCGAACTGAGGCGGGCCGCCTGCGACAGCGACCGGCTGAAAGCAGAAGGCGCACGAAAGGAGATCGCGCGGATAATCTCGACCGCACTTCTGGCGCGATATCATTTCGAGCCCTTGAAGCACGTCGGCGCCTCCTGCCATCCGAACTGGGAAGAGGCCTTCGAGCAGCAGTTCGGCGCCGGCCGAGGAGGATCAAGCGGATGAGTGACGAACTGGGAGCGAAACCCCACTACGAGACCGGCCCATATGTCCATTACTGCGAGCATCCCGGCTGCACGAAGTGGGGCAGCTTCGGCTTCGCAGTCGGCCGCGCCGAGCCGAACTGGTTCTGCTCTGAGCATCAGCCCGAGTGGAAAATCGGCCCTACCACCCAGGCGCCGTTGACGGCGCGGACGAAGCGCGGAATACCCGAGCTATGACCGTAACAATCACAGAAGAACAACGCGAAGCCGCCGACAACCTGCGCGAGTCAATGCGGATCTTCAACGATGCCATTCGTATGGCAGCCTATCGAGGGCTGCACGTAAAGGTGAAGCTGCTTCAGATGCATCGCACCGAAGGGCCGACTCCGGTTCCGCAGGTCGACGTCCTCGCAAAGCTGTGACGAAGGCAGCCCCGCGCCTCCCTTCCCGCTTTATTTTGTGGCGATTTTTTGCTTCTCTAGTTCATTCGCTCTTATATCGCGTCGGTCGTTATAAATGTATTCCAATGACTTGGCGGCGATGAACGTCATAAACAAGAAGACACTAACATATACAAACGGCTCTCCTATCTTCTCGACCGTGGTTGCAGTCGCTTGGATGGCGCCAACTTTGATTGCTAGATTAACCGCCCAGTCTTTCGCCGCCCAAAGCCCGAGTGCAAAGGTTACGATGTTGAGCGACAATATAAGCGCAAGTTTCAACGGATCTTTGCGATAGACGATCAGAAAGAAAGCACAAGTTACTACAACTAGGCCAGCGATGGTGTAGCCAAACCCCTGAAGCAATCTGTCGAGCTGGTCCTCATTCATGGCCTTTTCCGACCCTCCATGCAGCTCGCGATGATCAATGCGGGAATGGAGCACAAGACCAAGAAGAACGAGTAGTCATAGACCGAAAATGGCAGGCGAGATGAGACACCGTGAATTGCGACAGAGAAGCCGTAGAACACGTATACTCCGGCGACAACCCGCACGTAGCTTGCAGGTCCATTGAACCGAAAGAAGTGTCTCGGGAAAGCAAAAGCTAGAAGACCTTTCAAGTCCATCAAAAGGTCGCTTTGCCGGCGCCGCTCTTTGCGGCGAGGTCCCGGAACGGTCCCACCAGTCGCTGACATCAAGGCCCCCACAACAGCAGGCATCAGAAAGATACGTTGAACTCAGAGTACAACTGCAACCAGGGCATAGCAACCATTCGGCCTGCTTTGCGCTGCGGTTTTTTTAGCTAACGCTGAATTGCTAGTCGCAGGGTTGCCCGCCAACAACAAAAAAGGCCCGCCACCGATTAAGGTAGCGGGCCTTGGAGGCGTGCGGGTGGTGAAGCAAGCGTTAGTGAGCGGTCCTGCGGATTTCAGCTGCCAGCTCGTTCACTTCCTCGAGCCTGAATAGCTTTGCGCCAACATTCTCAAAGTCACTGCGCAGGTTTTCCACGAATCGCTCTGGCTGCGAGCCAAATTCCCCAACAACTATCAATCGCCTCCCCATCATCTCAGAAAGTGCTCGTCCCTCAAGGACACGTTTGCCGGCCTCAGCCAACCCGCGATGCGGATTGTCGAAACGAGCCGCGTCGATGAGGTTGTAAACCCCGTTCTGATACCCGTAATCCGCTTGGATGCTGACGCCATATTGGTCGATGAATACCGGCTCCGGGCGCTTGTCGAGCAAGGACAGAACTCCAGCGTCCCTAAAGGCACCAGTCAGGAGTGTGTTAACCCTATCAATACGCTTCGCCGGCGCTTGCCAAGATACCAATTCCTCAAACAATTTCTCAGCGGCAACGTTTGCCTGGCTTCCCGCCACCGCGTTCAGGGAAGTCAACTGAAAGAGATCGGCGCGCCTAGAATTGAATTCGGCTATCCAAGAACTGCCAAAACCACTGCGTCGCGAGAATTCACGGGAAACTCTCTCAGAAAAGTCATGCAACGCCCGCCTTAGGAAGATTGCATTTACTTCTCCAAAGAACTTTCGGACACGCGAAAAATCGTCGGTGAGCCGAAGCGAAACCTTCTTTCCCGCGCCTTCGACTACGACAACGCCGACGTTGACATACTCAAACCGCTCGGGGAACGGGCTGAACTGAATGATAGAGTAATTAAGATTGCCTTCGTTCATTCGTCAAACCTCCTTCCCCTCTAAATCTAGCTCCGTTTGAGCAAACAGCTTACCCGGCAGCCACCGCTCCATGAGTTTTGCGCGCCTTACGAGGCAAAGCGAAAGCCGCGTTGCCAAGTCAGGCGTCATTCCCCAATCAGCCGGAACAGAGCGGCATATACCCTCTATATGATCAACTTCCAGACGGCAAATTGCCGCCAACGCTGATCGGATACTCGCCCGACTGAGCATGGGGGTGAATTCGTTAAATAACCCGTACACATTCTCTTCTGAAATCCACTCATCGTTGATCTCGTCGTCCAACGTGGTTTCCGCGAACGCGTGACTATGGTCAATCACCAGAAGCCGCGTTTTTCGTTTGTCGGCCTGAAAAAGAATGTTGTCATAGTTCATGTTGACGCCGTCAAAAGCGTCGGCGAAGCGATCCTTATTTCGGATCCAAGTGTCGAAAGCCACAAGAAGTGGAATGTGGTGTGGCTCACGAAGATTGGCAAGAAGCTTAGAGTTTGGGGACAAGCTCTGCGCCTGCTCCCATCGGGAGAAGAAAGCCGGCCCCTCCTCCATCGTCAACATTGGGTTAGATGTCGGGATGACGGGTATTCGAGCAACCGCGAAATCTGGCGTCGCCAACCCAATTTCGGCAGCGAGTTCGGCAGCCAATAGTTCGCCAATAAGAGCGTCGTTTCCTGCGCGATTACCCATATACTTGACTAGTGCAGGCCCGGCGTCGGTGACGGCGTGCAAAGGTCGAGTGCTAGACTCTAGAACTCTGGTCACGCGTACAACTTGAGAAGGCTGCCAGTTTCTTCCAGCTCTCATTTTCATCCCCAGCGTGTAGAGGGGTACACGAGCGGACCTGGGAACGCAATGCAGCTATCAACGAGTATTACTCAACTTGCCCGCCTACCCGACGTTCTCTGCTCGAAAACGCGGTCTAGCCGCTCCCCGAAAGCGTCAATTCGATTGCCGACGCCTTCGATTGCCCTCATAATCTGAGACGTCTGTTCGAGCATGCCGGCTTTGGTTACGTAGGATTCTGCGACATGCAAACGATGAGCAGATAGCTCATCCCGAACCGCTCCGATCTTGCCATCGACGTACTTCCACACGCCAAAAATGGCGCCGAACAAGCCGACGAAGAAACCGACGGCATACATAATCTCGGCGGCGGTCACGGCTTCACCCCGCAAAGCTTCTCCAGCTTGGAGTTCTCCGCCAGGATCTGGCGCTTGGTTCCTTCCGTCATCTTGTCTTCGACGGACGGCCGAACGGCGCGCGCAATGTCGCAGTAGTTACCCTGCGTCACGCAGCCACTTAGAGATAGCGCGATCAACGTCGCCACCCCCCATGTTTTGAACTTCATCTTCGACGCCCCTCGCCTGTTTTATGGCTTTCGCGTTTGCCTTAGCCTGCTCCGCCTTGGCGTCAGCCTTGCCGCTGGAGCGTCCATAGAAGAAAGCACCCGCTACGATCGCGAGCGCTACGCCGGCAGTTGCCAGCCAACCAGAGAAACGGGACCAGATGCCCGCGAAGAACACGGCGATCACGTGGGCCGCCCCATCTTCTTGGCCCATTTCCACCACGCGACGGGAACGGCGCCGATGGCCGCAACGATGCCCGCCTCGATGGAGGCTGCGATGGCGGGGTCGTCAGTGATCATAGTCCTGACTTCCTCGCCGATGTAGCCGGAGCCGTAAAGCCAGCCCGCGACCATGTAGAGCGCAATGCGTATCCATACGCTCATTTCCTGCCTCCTTTGATAAGCGTTAGCAGGAAGCGGCCGAGCGCAGCCCAGAATCCGCCAGACGCCGGAACAACGGCGCGCGTGCCATAACCGCCCGCCTTGAGCGCCGCTTCGAACACGACCGCGTGTTCGGCGATCGTCTTGGCCTTGTCCATGCCGTTGATGATTTTGCGTGCGCCGATGTAGTCGGCCTTGTCGCCGACGATGTAGTCGCTCAGGCGCTTGGTGGTGAACCAGCCTGCGGTCATGCCTTCGAACATGATTTTGGCCGCGATGTCCTGCCGCATGGCGAGATTGAAGTTGCGCAGGAGCGCGCCCTTCAGGCCAAGCTCCTTATCGGCGCGCTCGTAGTTCGAGTCCCACGTTAGCTGGACATAGCCGCGCCCATAGGGAACCTGCCCGTACTTGCCTTTCACGCCGTACTTGCGGCCGGCGCCCTTGCCGTACTCGGCGATCGGCTGCATCGTTCTGGCCGTCTCGTGAAGAGCTGTCGCGAGCATGTAGGCCAGGTGATTCAGAAGCGTGCCGCGGCGCTCGGCCTCGTCAAGAATTGCGTCGATGCCCTTCACCTGCGCGTCGGACATCTTTCCGGCGAACAAGGGGGAGCGCACCTCCGCGAAGAATTTCGCGCGGTCCATAGTGTCTCCTGCGATGTGGTGGTGGTTAGTGGATGCGCGGTGGTGGTGCGCGGAAACGGGAAAGAAAAACCCGCTCTATGGCGGGGCTTGGATTTGCTTGAGCGTCTTTGGTTCCGCGCCAATGGCTTTAGCCGGAACGATAAACGCACCCTTCGCGCAACTGGACAACTTCAAGTTCTTCAGATATGTCGTGACGCACTTCTAGGGAGAGAGTTGATCAATGGAAGACGCCGCCGAAATCGTTGCAGCAATTGAAGTCATCAATGGATACCTTGCCAGAGAATGGATTGCGGATGCATGCGAGAAAGAACCACACTCGCTCGGCTGCGCGTCCTGCTCGGCAAAGCTGCTCAAGATGCAACTGGACGGCATCGCGAACAACCTCGGAAATCCCCGCCTCGCCCCAACGCTCACGAACAAGGTTCGGGTGGTCTGAGACCGGCGCCTAGGCGCCGGTCGTAAAGTTCAGCGGCCTGCTCCAAGGCCCCGGCAGCCCGACACTGGACCTGTGCCGATGCCTACCGATTATGGCCGTGGCGGCAGGGAACTGCGATCCGCCCGGGATGGTCAGGGACAGCTTGTTGGCCGCATCTCGGTTCGAATAGACGAGTGTCCCGCTATCGAGCGATCCGGTCCAGAACTCCCATTCCGTTGTCAGGTGATCGTAGTCTTCATTTCCGTGGCGAGCTTCCAAAGCGGTTGTCTGAAGCGTAGGTGTACGGCTGACGCCAGTGGCGTTCTGCGCAGGTGACATGCCGGTCCATAGCGGTCGCGTAATACCTTGCACCAAGCCTCCGACGCGGCGGAGATACTTTTCCAGCGCCGCCATGAATGTCGACACCTTGGCGTCATTCCAATAATGACCCGCCCACCAGACGATATATCGCCGGGAGTTGCCGGACGTGCCGTCGCTCCCTACCCTAATCGTCGCGCTGGTCGCGCTGCCGGCCGGCGTCCTTGCACCGCTCTCAACAGGCGCAGTGCCACTGTCGGCGTAGAAGTCCCAGGTTGTCGCATCACCACGGAACATGAACGTTCCGAGACTACCTCTGACCTTCTCCGTCAACGTGATGTCGGTGCCGTTTCCTACGCGCAGTTTCGTCGCGCCGGACGAGTTTACCGCCGAGATACGGAACTGCGAATTACCCATGTCATAGTTGGCATCGCCGTCGTCCGTGCCGCATGCAAAACCCATGACGTGTGACGTCATGGAGAAGTGCTTGACCGAACCGGCCGGGTCGAACAGCGTGTTCACGTTCGCAGTGGTGGAGACGCTGTTGAAACCGCGTAGCGCCGAGAACGACGGCGAGCCGATCACTGCCCCGTCCATTGTGCCCATCAGATCGATGACAGACTGGCCCATCGTGTCGAGCGATACGTTCAGGAACTCAAAATCGTCGGCAGTCATGCCGCCATCGAAAAGATCCCGAACGAAATCCCGTACTGCCGCCTTTGTTCCCGGCAGAGGCTGAGTAGGCATACGCTTGAAAGCCGCCTCGAGCTGACTGTTTTCTGTAGCCGTGACCGCGCACCATGCAGTGATCAACTCGCCAGAGGTCTCCATCACGTTTCCGACGTAATGGGTCGGATCGTTCATGGTGATCGTCTGCACGCCCGTATTAGAGTCGGTTGCTGAAACAGGCGTGTTGTTGAAGTCAATCGTTCTCGGCAACATCGCATGACCCGAAATGACTGTGCAGCGAGGGTGCGCGAGGGTCTTCACCGCGCCGTAAAGCTCGTAGATGACGGCGAGACGATCAGCGTAACCGGCGTTGCCATTCAACGTGTTCGCGACCGGGTCCGTCAGGAAGGCGACATGGACTTCAGGGCATTCGAGCTTGCACATGCCACCGATGATCTTAACGGTATCCTGTACGCGCGTCAGGAAAGTGCCGGTGGTGTAATGGTTCTTGTGCACGGTCTCATTCACGAACACCGCACAGAGGAAGTGCGTCGGGAGAGGAAGGCCGAAGCGTTCGCAGCCGCCCTTGAGCGAGAAGACATTTCCTTCCGGCGTGATCCACTCTTCGGGCGTTCCGACCGGAGCCGGGACCAGATAGATGTTGTAGAGCGAACGGGTCGCCTCGTCCTGCGCAAGATACCAATCTTCATCGCCAATCGGCAATGTCAGCAGATTGGCGTCCGCATCGTCTTCAAATCCTGTGTAGGCGTAACCAGTCCGACCGGAGATCGCATTCGTCCAAGCCGACCGATAGTTGTCATAGGCGTGCGCCTCCAAGAAACCGCGGCTGCGGAAGGAGTTGAACAGCTTCTGCCCCTTGTGCGCCGCAGACACGAGTTTGCCGTAACGCGCGATGCTGTCCCCGATGGAGTCAAGCACGACATTTGCCGTCGCGGCTTTGGCGGCACTTACCGTGCGCATCTCGATAAGCTGCTGCCACGCCTTGTCGTCAGCTATGACCGCAGGTCTTGCCTGAACCTTGATGTTACCCTTCCAGTTCCGAGCATCGACCAGAACAGGCCCCGGAGTCTGCCCAACGAACGGGTAGAAGGCATTCTCCGCATCACATCCGGACACATCGATATCGATGCCACGCTCCGGTTGCAGCGTCGGAAACAGCGCATCTGGATAGAGGTGCAGCGGCCGCTCCTCGATCATCATCAGTTCAGAACCGATAACGAGCGGAGATTCATCCGGCACTGACAAAATGGTTTTTGTCAGCGAGGTGATGCTGTCCGTCCCCGTCGGCGCGATCGGCGGGAAATCCTTGGTGTGGATCCATCCGGGGTTAGGACCATAGTGGAACTGCCACGCACCGAGTTCGATGGTGTAGAGAGCGATGCCCGAGCAAAAGACTCCGAGTTCCGCCACCGCATCATCAGTGTTGGTGTTTAGGAAGGTGTAGCGGTAGGTCCGGCATCGCGCCGAATCGATGCTCCACAGCTGCATCGCAGGGGAACGCAGCGTCGTGCGAACGCCTCCGACATTCTTGTAAACGAATGCGTTCGGCACCGGAGGCGCTTGCACTGCGTCATCCACGTTCATGGCGACCCTGACAACCATCGTCACCCAGCCGGAGGGGGCCGGATATGGGACAGGCTCAACAACCCCGCACCCACCACCGACCGCGCCACGCACCGTCTTCGTGATGCCGTCAGCAGACAGCGTCGGGTCGACGACATCACCGCCAGTCGTGCCGGCAAAAAGGAAGTTCGCCTGACCGATGTCCTTGCCGTGGTAAAACTGGTTGTCCACACGCCCGCCCGGTACGTCACCGACAAGCTCGAATGGGCTGCTGTAATGACCGTTGCAGCCATAGAGGACCGGATAAAACGAATCCGGTGAGCCGATGACCGTGTGCGAGAATATCTTGAATTCGTCGATCGCATCCGCGCCGGCCTGGTCGCTTGCGAGGATCAGATCACGCTTCTTCTTCATTTTACCGAGATCGATCGCCAGGATGCGAGGCGACCCAAGAGCGAAACCGGTAATCTTCTTGTGCAGGTTCGCAACCGTGGTTGATCCCGTCCCACTCTCGCCGGCGCCAATGGGCGGCGTTGCGCTGAAGAAGTGCGGGAGGTAGACAGTGCCATCGGATTCAACAGCAATTGGCCCCTTCGGCACCGCGATCGGCACGTCGTTCCCGACGGTGATGACCTGCATGACCGGCGAAGTGAACTGCTTGCCGTTGACCGTGCCCATCTCGACGAGGTTCGTCGATGGCGCGGGAGCCGACGTCTGCTGTTCGTAGGCGTGCGTCGTCAGGTTGTAGGTGATAAAGATTGGCGTCGAGCCCAGCGTAACGACGAGGGGCACATAATTCTCATAACCAGGGATAGTGCTGACTGTCCCTGTGCTGGCCTCAGTGACCGTAGTCTCGCCGTTCTTGCGGATCGTCAGGCTTTTCGGCAGCAATAGCAAACCTGCGCCGCCGCCGAGGTCGTTGTTGTAATCCCAAAAGGCGATAGCACCTTCGATGTTCGCGCTCAGGCCAAGGATGCGCGGCTTCGTTAGGGCAGAGTTGAGGTTGATGCTATCAAGGTAGCTGGCCAACGTCGTGCTGTCGACATAGTCGCCGACACGTTCCCACCCCGCAGGACTGGTCGACCAGGAAAACTCACCTTCGTTATTCACCGTGCCGCCGGCTACAGGATCTGTATGAGTACCCTCATCCCCCTTTACGTAGGCCGTTTGGCCAGCAGCCGTGCCGGGATTTGCAGAAAGATCAGACCACGTCGTGAAGGTCTTGATGCCGGCTGCGGCAGCCGTTAACGCCTCATCTATAGCACCCCCAATCTGGCGAATTTCCGACTTCTTGGGTTTGTTGTTGCCGGTAGACGGGACGCCATCGGTTACGTAGTCTCGCCATGCAGTGTTGAACAGGTCAGAAAACTGGCCCATCTAAAATCCTTCCATATTTGGGAACTAGGTCGGGCTGCCGTTCGCCGTGAAGCGCAGGCACGCCGTCTGCTCGCCCCGCGTGCGAGACTCGTGATTGAAGTAATTTTTGAGATTCAAATGATAGTTACTGTCACAGGACCACTGGGCGGCCCCGACACGTTGGAGCCGTTGAACGGCACAGCGTAATAGTCCCAAACCCCGGCTGGCGCGCAGGAGCCGGACTGTAAGTACATCGCAAAGTCATCGACGGATCCGACGAAGGATGCGCTGCCAGCCATTCCAGCCTGGGTATTTGCGGCATCCGTATTGACGAGCGTCCCGAAGAACTGGCCATTCGCGGAAACCCCAGGGCCATTGACCGTTGTGCTACCAAGAACGCGCGGCGTCAGCGAACCCGCGGATATACCCGAGGTAAACCCGCCGTACCGATACGTCCCCAGAGCAAGCGCCCCCACCGTTTGTAGAAGGTTCGAAGCAGTTCCGGCAGTCTTCGACGCTTTCCCCGCTGTGATTGTCCAACCGGTCCCCTTCGACCAAACGCTATCGGTGGCGAAATCACCGTTGGCAATGAGGTTAGTCCGCGTGGTGTCTCCATCAGTGTGCGCGTAAGTTACTGACGGCCCGACAACTAGTGTGGCAACCGGTGTATCGGAGCTTAGATCAAGAGCAACGCCGGCTGTCTTCCGATAGAGAGACACAGCCCTTACGTGGCCGTCATTTTCGGTCGTGACCGAGAACTTTGCAGATCCAAGTCGTGGTGCAGCATCCGTCGAGATGAAGGATGTTAATGCGGCTGGCGCAACCGGATCTGCCGTAGCCGTCAGGAAGATGTAATCCGTCCACTCGGACTTGGAGCCTCCGCCCCATGCTCGCAGGCGCACCTTGTACTCTTCGCCATCGACCAGATAGCCCGAGCGAACCTGCGTGGCGCCAGCCTCAGAGAACAACGACTGAACTCCCGTCGAGCCGCTGGTGCGGTCGTATTCGAGCTCGTAGGTCAGCGTGTCGTCGACGAAGTCCCACGTCGCATTAATGAATGCCGCCGTAGCGCCACCCGAAACGACTTCCGTTTGGATCGTTGCCGCGAAATCGACAGGAACCGGAACACCCTCATCGGGCAAGGGCTCGACGGATTCGCCTGGCTCGCCTTCTTCCGTGGCAGCGTCGAAGGCATACAAAGACGACGAAACCAGAATGCCCGAGAACGATATGCGCATGTTGCGCAGGTCGATCGTCACGCTGGACGTGATCTCCACGACAGCCTCGGCCAGCCCCCGCGAAGGATAATGCAACGTCACAAAGCGCCGGTAAGGAATGTCTCGCGCACCGTCGGCCGTGTAATCCGCCACCACCGACACCCGCCTTGCGTTTGCCCTGACGAAGGTCAGCTTCTGCTTGCGCTGGCAGTGGTTGTGGCTCTGGATCGCGGCATTCTCGAAAGTCCGCGTGCGTTCCGTGTTGTCGTCGACGACGGCATAGGGGTCGCCGTAGATCGCGGCGTCTTCCGTGATGTAGTCCTTGGCCGTGTTGACGTACCGGCCGCGCACGCCGAGCACGGTGTTCGCGCGGCGCTTGTTCTTGTCGACGCGGATGCTGTAGACGTTCTCGGCGGTTAAACGCACATCGGGCGCCACGAACTCGCCGGCATGCACTCCGATCTTCCCGTCGGCTCGCTCGTAGACGACAAGCTCGGCCGCCTCGTCCATGATGCGGCCAACTTCGATCGGATCATTGCTGGCGCGGAACCAGAAGCCGCCGTGATAGCGCTTTTCCGTGCCGCCGCTGCGGTTGGTGACGTTCTGATCGCAGACGTTCGCGGCATTCGCCCAATCGGGCAGATACATGTTCTCGTAGGCCATCTTGCCGCCGACGGGGTGGCAGAGATGCCAGAGACGCATCAGCGCCAGATTGCTCGAGAATTCCCACGTGCTCGGGTTGCTGTATCGGTGCGAGCCGGATCCGCCCTGCGTGCTGTCCTTGCGCGGGTCGTAGAGAAGCGCCCCGTCGCCAACTGCCGAGTGCTCCGGCATGCCGTTGGGATACACGTCGAGGTGGTCTTTTTGGTCAACCGTACTGACGCGCATGTAGACGGACGCGAGGCCGTCGCCGCGGCAGTTGTTATTCCAGATCGTCGGGAACGCGGTGACAACGTCGGCGTATGCCGTCTCGGCGTTTAGCCCCTGCCTCGTCTTGATATGAACGAAGCTAACCCCGTCCTTGTCGTAATTCCCAGGTGAGGTGACGCCGCCGTCCACATCCAGTGTGGCCTTCTCATCGTGCAGGTAGTGCTGCACGAATTGATGAATGCGATGACCGGCCCACACCATGATGTGGTGAGCCTTGCCGCCTTTCTCCTCTAGGAAGACGTAGTCGCTGCCCTTCTTGGTCCTGCCGAGCACATACGCGAGAGACGGCACACTTTGCTTCAGGTTGTAGCTGCCGTCGTCTGGTTTCGGCACCTTCGGCTGTTCTGGCGAGAAAACAGAACTGGCGAGGTAGAGACCACCAGCAAAAACAGCGTAACCAAGTGCCGTAGCCAATGGGCCGGCCAAGGTGGTGGCGATTGCCGTCGAGGAAATGAGGAAGGAGAAAATCGGCCCGGCGATTAACTGTGGCATTCTATATTCTCCAAGCCGCTAGTGTGCGCGCCGTCATTCGCCCGAAGCCGCCGTGCATGCGCACAAGCCAGCCTTGGCCGTCATGGATTGCGCCGAATTGGCGATGGATGTTGGATGGACTGCCGATGACGCCGATAGCGCCGCGCGCGGGCCGCTGGATGCGCTTGCCGTTGATGTTGGCAACGCAGGTCGCCACGAGCGGAACAGCGCCATCGTGGGCCGTTATGATGGCGAGGAAGCCTTCGTCGCTGTCGTACGTGCCGCGTAAGTGACTGGCGGGGTCGGGATGACCGAGCCAAACGGCCCAGTCTGCGAGAACCATGCAGCAATCAACGTGGCCCGGTTGCCAATGGCGGGTGTTGTTGTCGGCGAGGAAGGCGGCGAGTTGACACGACTTATGGTGGTCGCCATGCTGAGGTGCATGCAACTTGGAGAGGGACATGGAAATTAAGGAACTTCAGCAGAGGGTCGAGGCGCTTGAGCTAGTGCTCAAGGAGGTGATCGGCGTCATAATTGGCACCAATCCTCAATTGCGCAGCGCGCTTAGTCCCGCGTTGCGCGACGTAGCCAGCGGACAACCGGACGGACCCACCAAGGATATGATTGAACGACTTCTTTCTCTTCCCGAACGGCAGAGTCAGCAATAATCTCCGCCAGCCGACGCGGTATCGGCCATTCAGGAGGCGTCGCATTGAGCGGGGCTTTACCCAAGCCCCACTCCTCAAATGTCTTCTCTTCAGCCATTTCGGTCTCCTACCAGTTCGGCCACGATATTTTTTGATCTCGCATCAGCGGCACGCGCTTGCAGAACTCGTCGTCGGCCGCAGATGGATTCAAGATGGCGGAACGCGCCCGCTGGTCGACGTCCGACAAGACCGCGCCGTTCGTCACAGTGCGGAGCGTGAAGCGGTTGGTGATTTCGATATTCACCATCGACCGAATGCCGTCAGCGCTCGATTCGTCAACAACGTCGAGATTGTCGATCTCGCCGGTAAACACGACAATCGCATCGCCGTCGGGCTGCTCGTCCTCGTCGAGGATTTGCAATTTCACCACGAACGGCGAGCCCTGCACCGTGCTCGTCTCGTCGTAATCCCAGATGCTATCGGCGGCCGATTGGCTGATCGAGATGAGCGACAGCGCCAGCGTGAACGCCTCGCCGTTGATTGCCGCCTCGATCGACTGCAGCGCGTCCTCTGTGAACTGCGCCGGCCGATAGATATTGCCCTCGCCGTCGACGAACCTGCCGCCAGATCCATCCCACACGCGAATGGTCTCTTCCGGAAGAACCGCGTCGCAGAGGATGCGCAGCGATTTAATCGGCATTGTCGCCCGCCCGCCCGTCGTCCGCTTGCTTGCGGAAGATCAGCCGCCAACTGTAAGTGGCGCGCCGAATGACCTGGAACGGCTCGTAACCGTCGGCTTCCCACTCGTTCAGGGTGCTCTCTACGGTCGTGCGCTCGTCTTCAATAAGATCAACAACCTTGTACATGCGGCCCTCCCTTCCTTGGCGGACGCTACAAATTCGACCAATAATCAACCGCTTCCACAAACGAGACCGACGGCAACGAGAATTTCCCAACCGCGTTCTGGTCGATGTCCATGCCGCGGTCCTCCGCCAGATGGCAGAGGCACGTCGGCTGATCGAACTCGAGAGCGGCGCCGGCAGGAATAAGCTCGCGTACCGACGGTGAAATCGGCACGGTCCAGATGTCGCCGCTTATGCTGGTGACTGGCCCGGTTTCGTAGAGCGCGTGGTTGTAGCTGAATCTCACACCCACGAGGTTGGCGTCGGCGTTGATGATGCGCAGCCGGATAGACGTTGCGCCTACCGGCGTCACGCCGTCGGTGACGACCGAAATGGCGCCCTGCGTATACGGCGTGTCGTCGTCAAACGGCGAGTCGTCGCTATGGTCGGTCTCGATGACAGGCTCGAACTTGCCGGAGACATACGGCGCCGACAGGCTAGAACGGACACGGACCGCGATCAGACCGGAGCGGCCGCCGAGCTTTTGGGCTATAGCATTCCACGTTTGCCAAGCCTGGCGCGAGCGGTTCTGCATCACAATGCCGGAGTACGTTATGATCCAATAACCGAGGTCCGTCCTCGTACTCGGCTCAATGCCACCTAGCGTTCTGCCGCCCGATCTGGTGAACGGCACCAGATCGGCAGAAGCGCTCTGCGGCGTTAGCACGCAGAGCGGCCATTGCAGAATCGAACTCATCAGCGCCACTCTGCTCCCGCTTTATTTTTCTGGTGAGCCGCCATCGTCGGAACGACGTTCTGGTTTGCAGCAGACACGATCTTGGGGGCCGCGGTTGCGACTTCCTTCTGAGAGACGGACTGGACAAACGGCAAAAGATTTCCGTTGTTGTCGGCAGACACGCCAACCGTCACGTGAACCTGCTGTTGCCCCGCGCTGCTGCGCTTCGGGATCGACGGAGCCTGAAACTTCACCGGAATACTGCGGCCATCCGGAAGCGGAACCGCCGCCTCTGGCCCAGCCTCGCCAAAAATCGCAGCCGATCGCGAAACGCCGCCACGCGCGAAGCGCTTCAGTGGCTGCGGCCGACCGTGCGCAGCAATGCCGCCATTGGCAAACGGGAAGATCGCCCCGAGTAACCCGCCAAGGAGCCCTCCGCTTCCGCCTCCGCCAGGTGCGCCAAACGGCCCCTTGCCGAGGATTGCGGCCTGAGCCACAGCCTCAATGAGGGTATTCAGGAACTTGTCGAGCGCCTTGTTGCCAGTCTCGATCTTAGGGATGAGCTCGGAGAATGCGTCGTAAAATGCATCACCGAAGAACTCGGCCTGCTCTCGTACCTTGTCCTGCGTGGCCGCCAGCTTCTCAGCCGCTGACGAGGCATTGGCGTACCCTGCGGCCAGTCCGTCGATTTGCGCGGTGAGTTCTGGCGTAATTTCCTTGCCAGCGCTCTTTGCTGCATTCAGCAAATCTTGCTTTGAAGCAGCGAATTCAACGGCATATCCGAAATCATTTAGAAGCGGGTTTAGCCCAGCCTGCGCGGCAGTCTCGGCCTGAATGGCTGCTGTGCGCTCCTGGATCTGCTCGATTTCTCGCTGCAGTTCGTCAGCGCTGCCACTACCACCGCCGCCACCGCCTCGGCTGCGACCACCTCCTCCGCCGCCGCGACTCGGTGGCGGCTTGAAATCAGGTAAGGAGACTGGATTAACGGCGGCCTTCTTGCGCTTGCCGCCTCTCGTCCTTGGCCCACCTATAGAGGTCGACCCAGACTCGGGCACGGCTTCGATGCCGTTCTCGCCAAGTTGGTAGCCTTCGACAAAGTCCGGCATGGCTGCCGCAGCGGCCCTGACTTCGGCAAGCTTGCCGAGCACTTCATTCAGGCGAGCGACCGCCTCGGTGTTATCGAATCCGAGGTTGGTGTTTTTCTCAATGGTCGCCTGAAGCAGCTCGACTTCCCGCTCGAGCGCCTTTACCGCGTCCTCCGCCGGCTCTTTATCAACGTTTATCACGTTGCCGGCGGCGTCGGTTACGCCGGAGATTCTGTTCAGTGTATCAAGAACCGCATTCAATCCCTCGTTGTTGGCGAGGAAATCCCTGAATGCCGTGTCGGCGTCCTGAATTTTCTTGATCAGGCCAGAAACGTCGAAACTATCAATGGCGCCGGCTGCATTGTTAATGCCATGCGCAAAACGCTCGCTCGCGCCAGTCGACTGATTAAACTCGCGAACGACATTTGTTAGGGACGTCCAGAGATTGTTAGAGGCCTGTGCGATCGTGAATGTTGCTGTGGCGGCCTTTTGCTCAAGGATGACGGAGCCAGCTTCGAAAGCGCGAAAGAAGGCCTCTGAAGAAATCTGACCGTCTACAACCAACTGCTTCAATTGCGAAACAGATCCGCCGGCTTCCTTCAGGCCGGCAGCTGCCGCCTGAGCGATGGTCGGCGCGCCTTCAAGGATAGAGTTGAATTCCTCGGCCTGCACCTTGCCGCTGCCGAGCGCCTGGCCCAACTGCAACAATGCGCCACTGGCGGCCTGCGCGTCCGTACCGGCCACGCGCAGAGCCAAGGCAACGTTGTTGGTGAAATTGAGCAGTTCCCCGCTGGTGACGCCAAGTTCCTTCTGCGCCTGCGCCGCTTTGCTGTACAGCGAAGCAAGCGTCTCGATGGGGGCTCCATTGGCTATCGCCGCCTTAGACAGCCCTTCGTACACACGCTCTAATTCCGCGCCAGAGAGACCAGCCACCTTCAGCGAGTTGTCAATGCGGGTGGCCGCCTCAGAGAGGCTGCCAAGACCGCGGATAACATCCGTGAAGACGAAGGCGCCGGCAACTGCGGCTCCTGCCTGCACCAGGGATGCGGTCATGGCCTTGCCGGTAGATGCGGCTTGCTTTTGAATTTGCCCCATCTGGCGATTGGTTATACCGCGCGCCTTGGTGAGGGAATTTTGGTATCCGCGCAGGTCCGCACTCAACTGGACGACGAGGCGCTCAAGATCGGTTCCAGCCATTCGCTTTACGCCTTATGATTGATCCACGCACGACCCCGGGGGGCGGCATGAAGAAGACTGTTCTGGCCGCAGTCGCGGCCATATTGCCCACTGGCGCTTCAGCCAACGAGATTGAAGACGCGATGAAGCGAATTGGCCCCGCTTACATGTGCGGGCCAACGCATGAGTACCGCGAGGCTTTAGATGAACTGAAGCAGGCGCTCCTAGGTGCCGGAGTTCCGGAGACGTTGGCTGGATACGCGATTGACGGTGTATCCGACTTCGTCACTAGGGAGCATGCTGCCAAGCGCCAAACGATAACGGCAAAGGAATGCGCAGAAGTATACGGCAGGGCTTAAAACCCGCCTTCTTCCTTCGACTGCATCCACTTCCACAGATCGTCTGCTTCTGCGCTCGACATCTTGTCTTCACCGCCGCCGTTCGCCCTGACGTGCCCGTCAAACGCAGCCGTGAACTGCCACATTGACATCTCGTTTACTTGCTGCGGCGTGAATCCCATTGAGGCGCCAACTCCGTAAATAGAAGCAAAGCGCCACTTGCCGTTAGGCAAGTCATCTACGCTGCTTCTGGAATTGGCGCCTCCGGCTCCCCCACCGGCTCCTCAGGTGCTCCAAGAAGGCCGGCAGACAGAACGGCAATCGCATAGGGGTGGTTCTCGAGGGGTGGCCTCGCCTCGACGTAGGCGCGCACCTTTCTGAGCGCGGCGGACGGCTCCATGCCACCGCCGATTAGCCCTAGGCGGATAACGTTCGAGATATCCTCAACGCGCCACTGGTGCGAATGCAGGCGATGCAGGACCACGTATGGCCCCGCATCTGTCTTTTCTTGGAGCTCTGCGAGTTGCCCCCAGCGGAGCGCAAATCGGTATGTGCCGTCCGCCCAGTCTAGGTCAATCGCGGCGTCGCGGCTCATTAGAACGTATCCGTGCGAACCAACGCGCCGTCGGACTGCATCGACACATTGAGAGTGACGCGACCGCCCTGCTCGGCGCCGATCTCGAGCGATTCAACGTGCATAGAACCGGTCCAAGTGACCGTGCCCGTCGAAAACTCGATTTCCACTTTGACGGCAACCGAATTGACGCTTTCGTAGGCGTCAAGCCAGGTCTCGACAGCGGATGCAGCGAGAACGCCCTCGCCGGAGACCGACGCCGAAATGCTCTCAACGTCGCGGCCGAGCGTGATCGGCGCATCAGGGTCATCGCAATCGGGGAGCGCGACTTCGGAAAGCGACTTCGAAAGCGTCAGCGACTTAGAGGTGAACCCGCAAGGCGCGGTGTAGGTGCCGGTGCCTGCAAGGTCGAGCAGCACGCGGAATTTGCCAAAGCGAGCCGTTACAGGCTGAGCCATGTCGTAATCTCCAAATTGTAATGGTGGGTGCGGCGTGCCGCTAGTTGACTTCGAGAAGCGCCGTAACGCTGATTATCGCGCGATTGGTCGCACCGTCGCTTTCGCGCTGGTATCGCGTGATGCGGTGGCGAATGCTCGCCAGCGCATTGGTAGGAAGAGAAATTTCAGCCTCGTGCAGCGCGGCACGGACGGCGCCGGAAAGTTTGCGGACCTGGGCATCGCTGAACGCCTCTCCGCTCCCCCACGACCAGCAATCAATCTGCATGGTCACCTCTAGGCCGTCTATGCAGTCCGCGTCGTCCGTCAGCGCGTCAGACGGCCCCATCGAGATGTATGGCGGCGTCAGGGCCCCATCTGGAGGCCGGTTATAGACGCGAGAGCCGACGAATGACGCAACCGTCGGGGCAGCCTTCAAGCGCGATATGATGGCGGCTGTTAGTTCATAAGTAGGGTCCACTAGCCGCCTCCTGCTGCCACTTCTTTAGCGGATTTGTTGATGGCGCGAGTGATGCGACTTTTGACGCGCTTGCGGTTGGCCCTAAAACTCACAAAGAAGAATGGCGATGCCGCGATTGCCGGTATCGTTGCACCAGCGAACATGCCGCCAGCAGTGTGCGCTGCCGTGCCGAATTCCACGAAGCGCGCGTAATAAGCGTCAGCGTTGCCGGCATAGATCGTGATCGTGTTCTCGCTGCCTGTATTGCGCATGCCTTGGCCACGCACAGTAGCTATCGTCAGCGCGCCTTTGGGGGCTGTACCCCAAGTCCAGTCAATACTGTTTTTGAGGTCGCCACTATCTGTCGGAACTAGCGCCTTCATCATGGCGACGATTTCGTCGGCACCCTGCTGCATCGCCTCGCGAATCCGCCTGCGCGCCGCTACCGGCAGAAGCGCAAGCTTCCTGTTAAGCCGATCGAGCCCAATAACTTTCGAACTCATGCCGCCGCCTGCGTGCCGATCGTCGCCAGCATCTCGATGTAACGATTTTTCTGATCGGTATTCACTGGCGGAGAGGTAATGGCGTATTCTGCTCCAGATCGCGCGTCAACTGCGCGCCAAGTGGCATCCACGGCGCGCGTGGCGACATGCGACCTCACGCGAATCGTGACCGGCTGCAAGCCCTGCAAACGAGCGCCCATGACGGCCTCGGAGCCCATGCGCGGGATTATCTCGGCGGGGTCGGTGAATACTGTTGCGAAGTCGCCCACAACCTCGTTGCCGTAGCCGTCCGACTCAACGGTTCGCCGTTGGAAGTGTAGCGACGCGCGAAGCTTGCCTGCGGTCATTTGTCGGCCTTTCGGTGGGTTCAGCCCTGCCTGCCGCAATCGCCGCGGCCGCGCAAGCGCGCGTGACATTCTTCACGTCGCCCGCCCTGAAGGCGATCGTCACAGGCGGTCGAGGTTTCCAGTCGTAGTCGGCCAGAAACCTCATCCACATTAGAGAGCAACACCGGTATAGCTGATGTCGAGCGCCAGTACTGTCGTCGACTTCGACATGCCAAGCAGGACAACGTAGTCGCCCGCGAGAATGTCGGCGTAAGGCGCCATTCCGCCAGGGGTCGCCGACAAGTAGTAAGATACGCCGGCCGTGAGTGTGCCGCCGATAGTAATGTCGCCTGACTTCTGCACTGCAATCGGTTGGCTGTCGCTGGCGCCGTTCAGCGCTATGCCCTGCGCTTGTCGTACAGCTGCCGTAGCGGAGTCATTGTCAGCCAGCATCCACTTCTTCGTGGTTGAATTCTGGTAGACGACTTGGCCCGCCGTGATTGCTTCCCCAGCCGCGCCGTGCACGACAGCAGCATTGCTTCCGGCAAGTACGCTCGCCGGAGTAATTACGATATCCGCCATTTGAATCCCTCTGCGGCTTACGCGCCGCGTCTATAATTTGTCAGCAGCGCGTCAAACGCCGTCCAATCGTCAAGCTTCGCGTTCTCGCGAACCTCGTAGGCATCAGCGATAAACAGCAGGATTGCATGCTTCACGGCCGCAGGCGCGTCGGCGTAACCGACAACTGCAGTCACGGTGATTCGCGAACCGATCTGTATCGGCGGCCACTGCTGGCCGTATTTCGCGACGATCGACGCCTCTAGCCCATCCGCGCGAAGCTCGTAAACAGATCCAGCTACGGTTTGCTCTGTTCCCTCGGCATCGATGTACTTAATCGAAGTCACCGACGAAACGGGCGCCTCTGGCAACCGTTCGAGATCGCAAAAACCGTCGCACTTCATTTCAACGGTTTGTGTCGCGAAACGCGTGTTGCAGTATTTCTCAGCGTGATCCCGCGCCGATTCGATCATCAAGTCGATGTCGGAGTCGTCGTCACCGAAATCTACGCGCAGACGACGCTTTGCGTATTCAGTCGTGACCGGCTCACTCGTCGCCGGGATCGTTATTCTCGTTGGATACCACATCAGCCTTGCCCTTCTTGCGCCTCTCTGCGGCAGGCTGCGCGACTGCGCGCTCTGTCTTTTCCTCAGCAACCGGAACGGCGTAGCCAGCGTCGATCAGCCTGATTGCTTCCGCCTGCGTGAAGTCACGCTCATCGCCAGGGCTAAGCGAATATTCATTGCCAGCTAGGCTGACCAACATTTTAATTTTCATGATATCTCCCAAGGAAGGAAGGCGGGCCGAAGCCCGCCATCCAAGATTAAGCAGCAGCCATTACGAGGTGCTTCACCGCAGCGGTGTCGCCGAGCTCTCCGTCGAAGCGGATCAGGCCAGCAATGCCGAGATCCGGCCAGAAGCGCTCACGGAGGACACCGATGACCGGCGAGCCAACCTTACGGACGAAATACTTGGAGAAGTCGCCGAAGATCACCGGCTTGGCGCTAGCAGCGATTGCCGGCACGTCATCGTTGATCTCGTAGCGGAAGCCAAGCAGCGTGCCAGGCTCGCCCTTCTGGATGTCACCCATCTGCCATAGATAGTTGCCGTCGCCGTCCTTCAGCTTGCGGATAGCGGCGAGAGTGAGGTCTGCGAACATCCAGCGCGTCTTCGGAGAACGGCGATAGGCCGCATTGACCGAGTGCAGGAGATCGATGAGTTCGTCGGAGGTCAGGGCAGCTGCAGCAGCGGCAGTCTTGCCGAGCGAAGACGCGGTGACAACACCGTGCGGGTCATCGGTTCCATCTCCGATGGTCAGCTCGCGGTTCGCGATGCGGCCGAGACGTTCGCCGAGCAGAGCGCCGAGCAGAGCTTCCATGTTGAAGATGCTGTCCTGCGCCAGCTCCATCGAGAACTTCACGAACTCGGTGTCGTAGACGTACGCATCCAGTCTCTTTTGGCCGAACGTGGCGTCCTTAGCGCCGGTATCACCGAGGGCGTTGCCTTCCGTGTGCTTGACTGCGGTCACAGCCGTGTCGTCGACAGTCGGGATATTGATCTGATTTCCGGAGTTGGTGGAAATCACGGTAGCGATGTTTTCGTCGTACATCGGCCCGAAATCCTTCATCGACTTGACGATGAAGTCGGCGAGCTCGACAGGAACGGTGTAGCCGCCGGCAGTGTTGGTGCCGGTCGTCTGCATGCGGAATTCCTTGGTGGACTGAACGCCCGCCTTCAGAACCGAGCGCTCTTCGGCAGAGAGTTCGCCGAGATCAGCGCCGCTAGCAAGAAACTTGTAGAACACATTGCGGTATTCAAGCTTCTCTCCAGCATCCTGGCCACGGGCTTCGCCGTCGCCGCCGTTCGGGCGCTTCTTTGCGCGCTCCTCGCGTTGACGCTCTTCGAAGCGGGATTCCAGAGCCGACATGCGCTCTTCACGCTCGATCCTGCGCTCGAGAGCGTCGAACTCGGACATGATGGTGTCGTGTCGGGCCTCGAGCTCGGCGGAGCGGGCTTCGTCGATGTTGGCATTGATTTCGTTCAGAGCTTCGCGGGCCTGCGTCATAAGACGGCCGCGCTTCTCCTGCATCTCAGCAAGATTCATTGCAGTCTCCAATCTGTGGTGGGGTGGTGAAATGGCAGGACGGTCCTGCCCTCCGCTTGCCGCGCGGCCCGCGGGTGACTACGGGTCAGTCCTGCCGGATATGCCCCGAAACTTCTGCTCCATGGCGGCGCGTTTGCCGGCCACTCGGCGGGCCGCGGCGACGGCGTTCTGTTGGCTGCGCGATCCTGACCGCCACTGAGCAAGCGAGCGGACGCCAACCGTGGTGTCGGTGTAGGCCGGGAAGGTGACGATCGAAACTTCGCTGATTTCGACCTTCTCCAACGTGCGCTTCGGCGGGTCGACGGTGTCGTCCCACGACTGTTTCAGCGCTCTGAAGTCGAACGAGCAGCCGCTTATGTCGCCGCGGCTGACCAGCGTGCCAACGTCCCTGCCCAATCCCGTGTCAGGGAGGTCAACTTCGAACCGTAGACCTCGCTCGTCTTCCCAGAGACGCAGCGTGCCGCTTGTGGTTCGCCCAAGAACGTTGCCGCTCTCGTGGTTGAAGAGGCACCGAACATCGCCCTTGATCGTCTCGGCGAACGCGCCTGGCGCGATCTGCTCGATGAAATACCCGCCAATGTCGGTTGGCGAATTAAACACCGCAGCATAGCCGGTGAGCGTCCTTGTGCCGCCCTCATCCGCGCGCAGTTCAACCTGCCGCGCTATGCGTTTTTCAAAGTCCGTCATGCGGCTTCCGCCTCGTTCTGATTATTGTCATTGGCTGGAGGTTCTGTGCCGCTACTCGCAGTCATCTGCTCGCCAAGCGGCACGGTAGCGCCCTGAATATGCAGTTTCTCAGCAGATCCGCCCTGCGCCGGCAGGTTCTCCAGAGCCCTGACCTCGTCTGGCGTCCTAATCGCATTTTGAATAGCGATTCCGTAGCCTTCCATGCGAGTCTTGAAGTCGCCTCTCAGTAGACCGTCAAGATTGTGCTCGACGTACCGACTGCGGTTCTCGCGCCCGAACATCTTGAGGTTCATCTCGCCCTCAAACGCTTCGGCCCACTGGCCGATCAGGTGCTTGACGAGATGCAAATCCTGCTGCTCGACGTTGCTGAATGTCGCTCGAGTCAGATCCTGCAGGAACACAGGCGGCAACTGGTATGCGCGTGCGATCTCCTCCACCTGAAAGCGGCGCGCATCGACCATCTGGCCCTTTGCCGGGTCAAGGCCAACCGGCTTAAGCTCGTAGCCTGGCGGGATAGGGAACACCTGCTCGCCAGCGTTCTTGGCCGCGTCCACCGCCCTCTTAATGTCCGCCTGTGCTCGCTTCATCGCTTCAGCGCCAGCGGGGAGTGGCCCAGTTAGCGCCAATGGCGGAACGCCTCCGCCAGAGAAGAATGCACTGCCGTAATCGTTCATGGCGACGGCAAGCTGAATGGCCTTCGTAGCCATCGCTATCGGGCCGTAATGGTCAAGCCCGTTCGACTTCAGCATGAACGGAACGTCGATGACGTCGGATGCCGGATATTCCTTCGTACCGGAGGCGTCGGTGTACTGATAAACGACCTTTAACCCTGTGCGCTTGATCACCGTCTTAGTCGGATCCATCGGCCATAGCGCCTCAACACCCTGCGGCGTGCGCTCAATCCAAGCCAGACCACGGCCGCCGGTAAAGACCTGCGTCCAAAAGTAGGCGCGGAACTTGAACGAATCCATTCCGTCGTTCGGCGCGTCGTGCACGACAGTCTCTAGCTTGCCGCTAACACGCTTCGGGCCATCCTTTGTCGACCTGTAGGCATGCAGCGGAAGGGCCGCCATGGTGCGCGACAGAAACGCAACCGCAGCCCACACCGCGGGGACGCCAAGCGCGTTGTCGATCGTCACGTGCGGCAGATTCGCCGACTGGACGCCGAAGAACGCGAGAAAGTTTTCAGCGCTCACTGGAACTGTCGGGTTTTCGATCGTTGCGCGCGATTCCGACGCATTGTTCGACGTTTGGCGGCTAAATGGCCACTTCATACGGCCTCCTATGCCGCTAGAGAATATTCGGGGTCGTCCCATGGGCTGTAGGCGCTTGCCGCACCCTCATAGGTGCCGGCCATTGCCGTCGCCATCGCCAGGGCGACAGCGCCGTCGATGCGACCGCGAGACTTCTGCTTGTCGAGTTTTCGGTTCCCGCTCGGATCCTGGCGCACCGTGGCATTCATCATGCACATCGTCAGAACTGGATGGGCGCCGTGCACCAGCCGCTTGTTGAGTAGAATGCTCTCTAGGTCGCGCAGTGCCGGCGACATGGACGCGAAGCCCTGCCCGAACGGCTCAAATACCGCGGCGTCACCATCAAGCTGCTCGTCGGTAAAGCCGACCTTCTGCAGCCAGGGCTTCAAGTGCCGCCAGTTGTATCGGTCGAATGCAATCTTCCTGATGTCCATTCGGCCGAACAGTTCATGCAGGTGGTAGGCAACGAACTCGTAATCGACAGTCGGGCCAGGCGTTGCCTCCAGATAGCCTTGATCGCGCCAGATGTCGTATGGCACGCGATCGGCTTTCGCTTTCTCGCGCAGGCTATCCCCCGGCAACCAGAACGTCGGCTTCACATGCCAAATGGTCGAGCCGTCATCTTCCTTGGGCGCCATAAGCACGAGTGAGGTAAGGTCGGACACCTCTGAAAGGTCGAGCCCACCAAACACAGGTAGACCGTCAAAAGCCTCATCAATCGGAGCATCGCACGCCCTCCAAACAGCCGGCGCCACGAACGGCGCCGAAGCATCAATGCGCTGATTGAGGAACAGCCAGCGGAAACTGGCCTCCTTCGTCGGCATGCGTTGAGCCAGAAGTGAAAAGTCCTCGACGTCCTTAGTGGACCTGAAAATGCCAAGCGCCGGATTTGCTGCTGCCCATGCCGTGCGGTCATCCAACTCGCACTCGGCCGGCGCAGTGTAGATATGGCTGACGATGCGCGGATCCTTCGACGTCTCTGCGTCGTCAATCCAGCGCGAAAATAGATCGTTGTCGGTCGCCGCCTGCGTCGATATCGCAAACAACATCGCGCGGCCTTCGTAGGCACCCTGCGAGGTCTCGATCGCCTCGACGAAGTCGTCGGTCGGCCCTTTGATCTGCCCCACCTCGTCGAGGATGGCCAGAATAGGCGACCCGCCGTGCGAACTCTTGGCCTCGGCTGAACTAGCGTAGTACTCGACATTGAGGGCTAGGCCGATAATGGTCTTGGCCGACGGGACAACACGAGCGAGCTTTGCTAGCTTCGGCGACATGTAGATCATTTTCGAGGCGTAGTTGAACACCTCGGCAGCCTGCTTGCGGCTTCTGGCGCCAGATACGATGCGACCGTTAGGATACGCTTCCGGCCCGACGATGTGGGCAAGCAAGAGGCAGGCAATGGTCGCAGTCTTGGAATTCTTACGCGCGATCGACAAGTATGCGCGAGACGTGCCTGCCGGGTTGTCGTAGACAGACAGGATGAAGGCTTCTTGAAACGGCACAAGCCTGATTGGCTGGCCGATTAGTGTCCCTTCTGGGACAACTAGATAGTCTTCTATGAATCGGCATACTTTCTCGCCGCGGCTTAGCAGCTTCGTCGGAAGCTTACGCCAGTCCCTGAACTTCGGAATATGGCCGCACTGTATTGCCGCCCTCGTAGTTTCTGGCAGCCTTACTGGCATTCATCACCTAAATCGGTCTGGCCAGCAAATCATCCTCTAGCGGGTTGTCTCCCTCGATTCCCTTCGCCGCTTCCCGCCTCTTGGCAGCATCCCTTGCCTCGCCTTGGACGGCGCGAGCGTGGAGTGCGAGCGATCGGCGGAAGGACAGAATGCTGCTGGCGTGCATCTGCACGATTGATTTTCGAGGGTTGGCGACCGGAGTCCCTTTCTCGGTGACGGCGACGCCGCCCTCTTCCCTGAGAAGCTTCTGTTCGCGCACCAGGTCGGCCATCGTCCTTGCGAGCATCGCGGCGAGCTCGAGCTGGTGGTCGGTCCATTCCGACCTAGCGAACTCCGCAACAACGTTCTGGAAGAACGGGCGGTCCCCGGCGTCAAGCGGCACGTTTGCCGGCGGCAGAATCTCGGTGGTCGCCTTGGCCATGACGCGCACGGCTTCGGTCGCGCTGTCAATGCGCGCCTTTCTCTTCGCCATGTCGTGAAACCTCACCAACTCTCGCGCGCTTGCGCGCAGGAGGCAAAAAACTGTATTAGCACTAACGCTCTTGGTCCCCGCCGGTCCCTGGCCGAATCGGCCCAGAGACGAAGGCACCCCCTCCCCGAGGGGCAACCTTCCATCCTATCACCCATCAAAGGGGGTGTCAAGCATGAAATGCGAAATAATATTGCGTTTTCAATGATTTCGCGCAATATTCTTGCGTTTTGGTCGAGGTTTCGCCTTCATCGCCTTGATATCGTTCATTCTTACCCCAGTTCGATGGGGTATCCGTCGACGCCGATGACCGCGACCTTCTTGCCATGGTCGATCATCTGCTTTGCGCTGTCGTGATGGTGTTTGCAGAGAGACTGCAGGTTGTCTGGATCGTAGAACAGATCCGCATCGCCGTCGTGCCTGCGCACGTGGTCGACAATCGTTGCCTCGGTCACGTCCTCAGTGAGAAGGCAGAAGCGGCACAGTGGATGCGTCGCCAGTTGATACTCGCGCAGCCTTTTCCACCGAGCCGTCTTATACAAGCGCCGATAGCGCGCTGCTTCTTCGCTGCGATGGTCGGTCATGTGCACCATGAAAACAAGAAGCGGCAGGGAGGCGCCCGGTTTATCTGCCCGGACCTCGACCTGCCGCATGATTACCCAAGCAGCGAGAGGAGGACGCGCTAGGGTAATGAAGGCCAGCGCGTGCCTAAGCAGTGGCGCTGGTCGATAGGTGGGATGGCCGACCGCTGCAGACGGTACGCTGCCTGTGTGGCAGGTGGCCAATCCCGGCGGAGATGCCCATGACGAACCACGGACAACCCGCAAACAGTCAGAAGAAACGAGCGCCCGACAGAGCGCTGCCAAGCCACACCAAGACTGCAGCGGCGCCCACAATGACGCCTCCCACAACGCATGCGGCAATCAGCATATTCGTTTCCTCTGGATAGTTACGCCCGGCTCACACGTGGCCGAGCGTCCGTCGCAACTCATTTGTGCGCCCGGAAGGGTGTGGGATGGAGCCGGCGCCCCATCCCTTCACCCTTGTAGGGTCATGACTTGCGAGAAACTTCCCGCCTCTCCGGTTCGGCGCCGTATTCCGCCAGTTCCATGGCTTTGAGAAAGTTGTCGTTCGCAGCCCGCAGGAGGCGGCGCCCTGCATCGACTGCATGCCGCCCTTTGTAGCCGCGCTTCTCTCCAAGCTCGGCTAGGCTCTTGGCGCTCATCGCTTCGGTGAGCACTCGAACGTGAGAGTCTTGCATGGCGTCAAGGCCTCTCTGGAAATTCTCGCGGTTTTCCTTTTCTGTGTAGATGTCCTCCCAAGCCATCGATCCGCTCTCGCCCTTTTTGCCCTTGCGGCCTCCGATGAAAAGCTGGCGGAGGTTCGTGGGGCTAGCCGGGAAGCCGTCGGGGCATTTGGTCACCGACACTGTGGTTTTCGCCATCGCTTCCGCAAGCATCTGCCGGTCCTGCGCCTTGGTGGTCTTTTCTCGTTCTTGCTTTCGGGGACGCTGCTTTGGGGGCTTGGCAGTGCGGGCCGCACCTACAATCCATCGGTAGTGCGCGTTGCTTCCAGACGTGTCCTCCTCGCCTCCCTTGTCTCGCGTCGACTTCTCGCGGCATCCGAGCATTGCGCCGACCGGCATCTCAATTTGCGCATCTACGACCTTATCCAGGACAAGCTTCCGGCCCTTTTCGGTCTGGGATCCGTCGCTGAAGCGAAGTTTGCCGATCCGAACAATGACCATGTGTTTGCCGCCATCTTCGTCGATGTGGGTGCCGTACTCGAAATCACCGTCGATCGGGATCGCATGAATCTCACGACCCGCCCGCTGCGCCTCATGCCGGCCACCGGCGAGCATCATTGGCTCCCGTCGATATCTCAGGGTGACTTTGGCGAACGACTTTTCGAGTTCCTGTGGCGAGGGGATGTATTCGACGGCACGTTCCGCGCCGAATCCCTCTTCGGGCTGTTTGTTATCGTTGGCGGGGGCCAGCCTCCAATTGGTCGACATTTCTGGAGCGGGGTCTGCGGGCACACTTTCGGCGACGCCTGTTGGACGGCTACGCATCGCGAGCAGCGCAGATAACTCGGAGAGATCCCGATGGCGGGGCTTCTCTGTCTTTGGCTTCCGGCCAAATATTTGGTGGTCGTGTTCGGGCGCAGTCGAGCGCCAGGCTTCGACGGCAGCTCGATGTTCTGCGGCGTTGCGTTCGGTCATGGTTTCCCCTTCTCGTTCCACTGCTTGATTGCCGCTTGCCCTTTCGGCGACAAGCCGCGGTAATATGTTCCGTCGCCAGCTGGCCTCCATGCGAACATCCGTCTGGCTTCAAGGATGATTTCAGTTCGATCCTGAATTCGTTGATGGACTGAGCTCTGTCCGGTTCGAAGAAAGTCAGCCTGGATCTTGGTGAGCCTCAGCTCCCTGCTCGACCACGTCATCGCAGCGACCATAGCCTTGGCTCCGGCAACTCCACCTCGTCGATCTCCACCGTGAGTTGGTTCGGCATTCCCGGCGCCTCCTCGAACTTCGCGACGATCCCCTGACGCACCCGCTCACCGTGTCTGCGCATTTCCTCGAGAGCAGCCTCGTGTCCGATGGTGCTCTCTTTCAGCGACCCGACCACATTCTCGTGGCAGGCCTCGAAACCGCGTCGGAACGCATCGTCGGCAACAAAGCGGACGGCATCGCGTGCGGCATCCAACGCGGCGTCGACGTCTATGCCTCCGGCATCGTCATCAAGACGGGCGATCATCGCAGCGAAGGCTCGGAGATATCTGTCGGTATCGCGCTCGCTGTCGACTAGGTGCGGGATGTTGGTCAGGTGATGCTCGAACAGGTTCATCGCTTCTCCTTCCTATTCGGGGGGACGGCGTTCCCAGACGCCTCCCCCTCTGAAAGAGGGGCAATTGCTGGGAACGTGGGAATGCGTTTATTTTCAACAACTTAAGCCGTTCCCAAAAATCTTGGGAACGCTGGGAATGGGAACGGGAAACCACGTCTTTTCAATTACTTAGCGTTCCCATTCCCATGGGAACGACCCGTTCCCAGACGTTCCTGGGAACGGATTTAGCGGCTATGTCCGTGGGGTTCCGGTCGAGAAATTCCCGAGCCCGATCGCGAACGTACCGCCCGGGACATCCAGCCACTTTGCGGTCTTTTCGCCTCGCGCCGTCGCACGTACGATCTCGCCACGTTCAAGGGCTTGGCCGGCGAGCGCGTCGAGTTTGCCCTTGGCGAGCCCACGCAGTTCCTCTGGAAGCCGCTCGCGCATTTCGTAGAGCCCGCTGGCGCCCGTCTTCGTGAACGGTGATCCGGCAGCAGCCGCGGCCTCAACAGCGATGACCAGCGCTGCCCGCAGATCGTCTTGCGGCGGGGCAGATGCGCCTAGCCCAGCAGACCTGTCGACCAACAAGCCGTGCTCATTTCGGACGTAGGTCGAGACCACCCGCCGGGCCGCACCGTTCGCCTTAACGACGCCGCCGAGGACGACCTTCGCCGGCTGGAAATCGGTGCCTAGATCCTTGCAAACACGCTTCGCCCTCGCCTCCTCGGCGGGCCACATGGCGTATGCAAGGCGGAGTCCGTCAACGAGTGCGGTGCTGCCGCGAATGGCGTCGCGGGCATCTCCAAGCGTCTCGATAGGCTTGGCGACCTTGCGCATGTGGTGGGCTACCAGCGTCGTGGCGCCGGTCTCGGTCGCCAAGCGCGACAGCGACGTGCACACGAACTGTCCCGCTGCCGGATCTTCGTTCAACGGCAGGTGCGCAAAACTCGCCAACGGGTCGAAGGTGATGAGACGTAGATCTGAAATGGACGCGAGCTCATCTCGGATCCGCATGAAGTCGTCTGTTTCGACGAGACCCTTCTTTTTGTCTTCCCGCCAGAACGCTCTAGCGCCCCCTGCGGATGGAAGGGGAACAACGATCATCCGTTGACCGGCTTTGCTAAAGCGAAACCCCTTGTCGTCGAGCGCAGCGATGCGCCGATGCACTTCGTTCGCATCGTCTTCCGACGTGATCATCACTGACGTTCCATCGACAACGACCTTTCCGCCGAAGATCGGCGCGGCTAATGTGCCCTGACCAAAAGCAACCCGTCGATGAAGCTCCAGTAAGGCGAACGACTTTCCAGTGTCACCCATCGCCGACACCATGCCAGGGATGCCGAGCGGGATCACGCCGTCGACCAAATATTTGACTGCCGGCGCCTCGCCGACGAATCGGCTCACAGGCCAGTCGAAGATCGAAAATGCCCGCGGTTCGGCTGGGACGGCGCTGCTGTCGCTTGCTTGCTTCGGCAACGTCGCTGATTTCGTAGCAGCCGTTGCCGCGATTCTCATGGCCCTTTCGTGTGCCTCCTGAGGCGAGATCCAGTTTCCACGCTCGCCGCCACGGTGCTTCGTTGCAATCGCAGACAAATCTGCGCCGCCGTCGCGGGCCAGCTGCGCGACCGTGCTCAAGGTGACACCTTTACCCGCTGTGAACCCTTTCCACCGCGCGGCCACATCGCCTTTTCTGTATTTGGCGCCGCGAGCGCTCCATGCGTCGGCGATGGCCAGCCCATTGCTCCCGAGTGCGCCATGAACTGCCATTAGGACGTTGACCCAGTCTTGGTAGCCGATATCCGGATCGATGAAGGAAAGAAGTTCCTCGACTTCGGCGGCCTCTGCGGGCGCGTTGTCATTTGCATGCGAAGGGATGTAGTCCTGCCGCGGCGCGCGCCTTGGCGTGCGTATGCGCTCCACAAGCCACGCAGGCGCGTCTGCAATGGCAGCAATGAAGTCGGATGCAGTATGATCTTCCAGGAACTCGTAGAACGTGCCGTCTGGCAGCGTGCTGCCCGCGGCAATGACGTATCCGCCTGTTGCTCTCACGTCGATGTCTGCTGGAAGGCTGCCCGTTGAGTTGGTCATGCCGTCGACATGGCGGAATAGGAAGTGCAGCCCCCCTGTGGCAGTCCGGACGACGACGGTAGGCGTCAGCGCCCCGTGCTCGGCCTCCATGGATGCCAGGTTCGCGTCCCCGGCCTTGCCCTCTTTGACGTCAACGTCAAGTGCGAAAAAGCCTGTTCTCTCGCCAGTCGGAATGCCGATGAGGGCGTCTGGCCAGTCCGACCACCACCGCCGGACAATATGTTCTCTCGTGCTTGCTCCGTACAAGCCGTCGCTGGTGAGCGGACTCTTGGGGCCGTAGACCCGACCCGTATGAGGGTCGGTTTCCTCGCTGACGCGGCAAGGGAAAATCGGGATGCCGGCCGCGATGTACTCGAGCGCAACGGAAAGGTTGTTCGCGATGATTGGAGTGTCTGAGTTAGGCTGGACGGCGGATGCGGTTGTCGGCAAGCTGGCCTCCCAAAAGTGCGTTCGATGCTGCTTTGGTGATTTTCTCGGCAATAGCCGGCTGGAACGACGCGCAGTGCTGACCGCCTATATTCGGCGCAATGGTTCGTCTGGTGCCGTCAGGGAACTCGCGAAGAAGAAGGCCGTAGAGCCTGATGTCGGGCGATGGTTCTGGCGCCGCTGGAAGACGGCGGCCTTTCGACCGCCGATATTGACTGGATGACGGGATCCATCACTGGCCGCTTGCCTGCCGTTCAATTTTTTCGATGACGGCTTGCCACACGAACTCCGCCGTTCGATGGTCCGCGAAGAACGCGTCGCCGACGTATCGAATGAGGCCGGACTTGGGCGGCGTCCCCTCGCCCCAGTACTCGACAAAACCAAAGCGTCTGCGGTCTCCCTTCGCGCCCTCGGTGAGTACAGCCTTTTCAGGAAACAGTGCGGGCGAGTGGTCAAGCAGGCGAGCGTCGTGGGGATAGCCGTCGAGCGTGTCTATGGCCAAGCCGAATCCGCGGACCCGGCTGGGGGCCGCCGCTTCGCGTTCTCGGATCAATCGAAACGCGCGGGGTTCGTGGGTGAATGTACGCAAAGGTCCTCCTCGCCGCCCGAAGGCGGTCGTGCTGTGTTGATCGGTGTGGTGGGTTGCTGGGGTTAAGTAACCTGGCTTGCTTCCCGAGCGTCAAGGGGTTGGGCTTTTTCTGCTGGCTGCTGCAGGTCTCGTGTTGCGACCAGCATAATTCTTGTATATGCTATCTTTACAAATTTGTCAAGATAGGTTAAAAGGATGAAAGAAGTAAAGAGAACGCGACTGGCGCAAATGATCATCAATGAACATATCCGAAGTGGCTTGACTGAGCGCGAACTGGCCACGCGCCACGGGTTTAGCCAGCAGGCGCTTCAGACATGGAAGAAGGGGGCGGTTCCGCGTCCAGTGATGTTTCCTGCTCTTGCCTCGTACCTGAATATATCGGTCGATCAGGTTGCCGAACTGGCGGAGGAGGCGAAGATTAGCTCAGGCAATACAAAGCTACCGGAACTCGGCGCTCCGGTGATGGGATCTGGCGCCGGAAACGCCATAAACATCGATAAATTCGCTAGCGGCTACGCAAAGCCGGCAGTTGGCGGCACCTACGCCGTACGGGTCGACGGAAAACTGATGTGGGTGAACCCGCGCCTCGCCCCGCGCGACGGCAACACGGTGCTTCTGCGAACTGGATCCTCGGGTCGCCTCTCAACGTGGCCTTGTTCACTGCAGCAAGGCGAAGAGGCTCATGTCGTAACACTGGCTGAGTTGGTCTGAGCGAGCAGTCGGAGTTTACACTTCACTCAATTTTCGACGAAACCACAGGAGGATAAATGACAAAGAATGCCGTCCAGGCACTACCCTGCAATGACCATCGGCAGGACATTTCCAGCGCTCACTCAGCATTCCTGGCTTTCGTCAGAGCCTTGGCCGTGAGGCAGGCGCGCATTGACGCCATGGTCGTGTCGGCAGCCAACGATAACGACCCCTCTAGGGCAGTGGCGTGATGCGCGAAACGATCCGCATGTGCCCACCTGCGTCTGATCATATCTGGGAACACGTTGCACGGCACGAGGCCGCCCATGCTGTCGCCTATATCCTAGCCACCATCGACATCTTCGGAAATCCGCACGGTGTCCACAGCTTACAGATCAGGCCCGATCGGACAAACATGGTTTTCGGTCGGAAGGGTCGGCCAGTCTTTTGTTGGGGTCTCTGCGAATCATCCGGCGTCTATAACGGTGTCGGCATGGGCATCGCTGAAGCGTACGTTCGGCAGAAGAGCGCGCTCATCCCCCAACGCATCAAAGCCGCCGAATGGGAAATCGTCTCCTGTATAGCTGGGCCGTTCGCGGATGTGTTTTCGCAAGGGTGCACGAGCTTGCATGCCATGCGATGGAACTCCCGATTGATGCGCGTCGGCACCAGTGACTTTGAGACAGCGGAAGCTGTATTCGCGGATCTGCGCATCCTTGCCGGAAGGCGGGCCGGATGGGTGAAGCTGCTTGAGCGTACCCGCCGTCTGGTGATCGATCATTGGGACGCGATCGACGCCCTGGCTCATGCTCTTCTTAATAAGCATCGTCTTGAAGGTGATGAAGTCCTTGCCGTAATTGGACAGCATTCCCGAACCGTGACCGAAGCGGCACGAGCCGCCAACGACAATCGCCTACCATGAAGCGCGCCGTTATTTACGCCAGGTACTCCACCGACCTGCAAAACGATCAGTCAGTCGAAGACCAAATCCGACTTTGCAAGGCTCACGCTGAACGGCTGGGCCTTCAAGTCGTTCATGAATACTTCGATCGCGCAAAGTCCGGAGCGTCTATGTTCGGCCGACCTGGTTTGTCGAGCCTCATGCAGGCTGCCGAGCTAGGCTCATTCGACGTGCTCATCGCCGAGGCACCTGACCGCATCTCCCGCGATATCGCCGACCTCGCCCACATCCACAAGACGCTTCGATTCCGCCAGGTCGAAATGAACTGCGTCAACGGCGGGCGCATGGATACCGTGCAAATTGGGATGTACGGCGTCGTCGGCCAGATGCAGAGGGAAGAGGGTGCGAAGAAGGTAAAGCGCGGCATGGTGGGTGTCGTGCGCTCTGGCCGCAATGCTGGCGGCAAGGCCTATGGCTACCGTCCTGTGCTTGGCAAGAAAGGTGAACTCGAAATCGTCGAGGAGGAAGCGACGACGGTGCGGAGAATATTCGAGCTCTATGCCACCGGCATCTCCCCGCGCGCCATTGCCGCAACATTGAATGCTGATGGCATCCCTGCCCCGCGCGGGCTGCGCTGGAACGGCTCAACGATCAACGGCAACGGCCAGCGTGGCAACGGTATCCTGCGCAATCCGATCTACGCCGGCAGGCTGATCTGGAACCGCGTGCACATGGTCAAAGACCCGTCAACCGGCCGGCGCATCTCGCGCATCAATCCAGAAAGCGAATACGAAGAGATCGACGCGCCTCACCTTCGCATTGTCGACCAGTCGCTCTTCGACGCCGTACAGGTACGTAAAGAGGCGACGGGAGGCGCACGTGCCCGAGACGTGCCGAAGTCCAAGCGCTTGCTTTCCGGCCTGTTGCGCTGTGGCTGCTGTGGCGGCGGCATGGCGCTGATCGGCGTTGACCGCAGCGGCCCGCGGATTCAGTGCAGCACCTATCGGGAATCGCGAAGCTGCACAAACGGCGCTCGCTATTACATTGAGAAGCTCGAGCGCCAGGTGCTCGACAGCTTGCGCATCCAGTTTGCTGACACGGCCATCATCGACGAATACGTAAAGGCCTATCGCGAAGAACGTCGCCGAATTGAAGCCGAGGCACGCAGAAACCGGAGCACTTCCGAGAAATCTCTTGCCGACGCTAAGGCAGGTATCACGCGAATCGTCGAACGGATCGCCAAGGGCCTAATCGATGACGAAGAGGCGGCATCAATGCTACAGCCACTGCGGCAAGAGCGAGAGCGGCTCGAGCGAGAGCTCGCAGCAAGTGAGGCGCCGTCGAACGTTATCGAGCTTCACCCGCAAGCCGTTAAGCGTTTCAAGGAAAACGTCGAGCATCTTGCCGACATCGTCGCAACAAAGACCGGCACGGTTGACGTTGGCGCGGCAAGCGCCTTCCGTCAGTTGGTGGCGGCAGTTATCGTTCACCCAAGGGAGAAAGGAGAGCCGTACACAATCCAAATAAAAGGATACTTGTCGAGCCTTATCGATTCCACACTGTCGGCTATTTCGTTGGTAGCGGAGGAGGGATTCGAACCCCCGACACAAGGATTATGATTCCCGTGTCAACCTTGTTTTTATTGGGCTTTTTGCATTTATGTCGCAGTTATGTCGCAATGAGCCCTGCCTTGTAGCGCTAGCCTTTAGCCTAGAAGGGACCGCTCAGCAGCGGCTAGCTCGTCGGCATCGTCGCCGCGCGGGAAAAGGTGCCCGTAGGTGTCCAGCGTCATCTGAATAGAAGAGTGGCCCAGCCTTTCCTGCACCGACTTGACCGGCAGCTCTAGGCCGCCGTCAACCTTTCGGTTGATGCACCACGAGGCAAAGAAGTGCCGGAGCGAGTGAAGGCCCGTGTACTTCGCCAGCATGACGGGTTTGCCGTTCTTGTCCAGTTCCTCTGAGGGAACCGAGACCCCTGCCCTGACACCAGCCGGGATCAGCGCCCGGTTGATGATGTTAGCGTGGCTTTCGATGTTGCCGTTCCCGTTGGGGAAGACGTAATGAAGCTCGCGAATGGGATTGCCGGCAGCATCGACCCGGCCGGTATCACGTCGCGGGCAACCAAGGCGCCATTCCCGGAGAGTGTTGATGACGAATGGCGGGATCGGAATTGTCCTCTCGCCCGCCTCCGTCTTCGGTCGCCCGATTTTGCCGTACTCGTCCGCTCGTTGGGTGACGCTAATCGAACGTCCCTCCAGATCAACATCCTCCCAGCGCAGTCCGCGCAACTCCGAAGATCGCATACCGCTGAAGATCGCGGTTATCAGCAGCGGACGCCAGTGACCCATGCCGTCGAGCGCATTGATGATCGCGCGGACCTCGGCCGGCGCCGGGATATGCACGCCCACCTTGAGCTTGCCCTTGTGACGCTTCTCAGCCCGAGCCTCTTTTCCCTTTCGGCGCTGGCGCATGTCCCTGACTGGGTTCCGCGTTGCCAGCCCGCGTTCAACCGCATCGCCCAGGATACCGCCGAGTGACACGAGCACCTTCTTGATCATCGCGGCAGACCGGCCATTCTCCCTGAGCTTGTCCTCGAACTCCCGAATCAACGGCACCGACAGCTTGGAGACCAGCGTATCGCCGAGAAACTCCTCGATATGAAATTTCAGATGACGCTTTCGCTGATCTATGGAGCTGCGCTCAAGGCCCTCCCCTTCGCCGGTTGCAATCCATAGCTCGGCGGCCTTCTTGACGGTAACGCTATCGCGGTCGGCAACGTGAACGCCTTCCTTAACCTCCATATGTGCTTTGCTGGCGAAGGTGTCCGCGTCTTTCTTCTTCGCGAACGTCTTCTGGCGCTTTACCCCTTTGGTGTCGAAGTAAGTGACAATCCACGCCTCTTTCTGAACGCCGTGCCCAGTCCATGTGCGCTTACGTACCGACATGATCAGTTCCTCCCTCTCGGTTGCGCTTCATTCGTCGTCCTCGTCTAAACGGTCCTCCTCAATGGCCTGGAGCATGACCTGCACCATCTTGGCCCTCTCTTCCGCCTCTTTCCGGATTTCATCGGCTTCCTTGGTCTTGTCGGTCACCTTGCCGTCGGCCCGCAGGCGGTGCACCTGCTCCGTCAATGAGGTCACTTCAACCATGAGCGGCGTAAGCGCCTTGGTAAGATCGCCGAGAGCGAGAAGCGCGGCTTTTAAGGTCAGATCATGATCGAGTGGATCAGATGTAATCGCGTCGGTCCGGCTGAGAAGCTGCACGTACGCCTCTCGCAGCTGGTGATAGATGCCGTCGACCGGCGCATCGACCCGCAAGGCCAGTTGGGTTAACCGCCTCACGGCATCTGCCCGGGTTCCTACGCGGTTGTTGAAACGCCATGTGTCAATCGCTTCAAGCTCGCCGGGCGAGATCAGCATATGCAGGCGCTCGGTCTTCTTTGATTGGGCGGCGTCATCATTCGTCATCTACGATCCCCTTTCTGTCCCTTCATGCACCTTATGCACATATTGTTGTTGTGGGCAATCCGTGTCCGTCCTATGTTATATGTGCATGTGACACATTAACCGCATATAGAAGGGATCGAAGATGACGCTCGACGAAGCACTTTCCCGCCCGACGCTTCCCGTCCCTGATGCAGGCCGCGTCTTCTATGGCCTGAGCCGGAACGGCAGCTATGAGGCGGCCAAGCGTGGCGACATTCCAACAATAAAAATCGGCCGCAAGATTATGGTGCCCGTTGCATTGATCGCAGACCGGCTAGGACTTCATCACAATCTAAGTGAGCAAAGTTGATTGAGCCTGCCGCTGAAGTTTGCCGCGCGCCAGGCTCAGGCTCGATCACGATGGTGGGGGAAGTGAAAAGATAACCTGAGCTTTGGCTCGCGTCAATTTTGGCGGCGGTTTCCGCAAGGGAGATCGCACGAATGACGAATTTCGCATCCTATCCCAATCTCGGCGGCTATCCTCGGCTGACGCAAAATCACTTGGATTGGCTTTGCGCGCAGGGCGTGTCGCTGTCGGCGTTGCGAGGTCCGCCGATGATCTTGCTCGCTGACGGGGTCCGGGCGGCTGATGGCTGCTTTGAGCACGATGCGGATGGTCAGCAATGGCTGGCTTTTCCTGAGCATGACGATGTCATCTACTGGCAGCCGCGATCCGGCGAGTTTGCGACATGGAACAATCGGCGCTTCGCGCTCGGAGAGGACGCGATTCACGCCGCAGCGACCTACTCGTTCGGCCACTGCCTTAACATCCTCGAAAGCCCGCTCGAATGGCTTCGGGCCAGTCGTGACGGGATCGTGATCGTCGATTGGGATCAAGCGTTCGACCGGCTCCGCGATGTCCAGCGCATCGCCGTCGTCGAAAGCCTTCTGAGTAAGTTGGAGCATCATTTACAGCCGCCGCGCCTACCGGAAATCTTCGTTTTGCCACGACGGGAGGCGGTGGCATGAGCGGCGCCGCTTCCGCAATCGGAGACCCAATTCCCAAGCGGCAATACCGCCGCGCGCAAGAGCGTGCGAGGCGGAAATTTGCGCTCACCTTTCTTTCCGAGATCGTCGTCGACGATGCCGACCCGGAATTCTTGGTCGACGATCTGCTCCCGTTGCGCGGACTGGCGACGATCTATGGCCCACCCGGCTCGGCCAAGACATTCCTTGCCCTTGACCTTGCCCTTTCCGTTGCCGGCGGCCTGCCGTTCTTCGGCAAGCCGGTAAGCCAGGGCGGCGTTGTTTATATCGCCGCCGAGGCGGGTGACGGGCTGAGAAAACGCGTCATCGCCGCCCGCGAAGATAAGGCCATACCGCCCGATATCGCGCCGTTCGCGATGATGGCATTGGCGCCCAATCTCGGCCCCAAGAGGAGCGAGGCCGCCCCGCTGATCGCCGACATGCAAGCGGAATGGCCCAGTGATGCCGGGCCGATCCGGCTCATCGTCATAGATACCTTGGCGCGCACACTGCGAGGCGACGAGAATTCCGCCGCCGACATGGGAGCCTTCGTCGCCAATGCCGCTGCCATCGCCGCCGCATTCAATTGCCTCGTGCTCGTCATTCATCACAGCGGAAAGGATGCTGAGCGCGGGATGCGCGGATCGTCCAACCTAAACGGAGCGACCGATGCCGAATGGCAGATATCGAGCAAGGACGGCATCCGCACGGTTTCTCTGCACAAGATGAAGGATGGAGAGCACGGCCTAGAGTGGTCCTTCCGGCTGGAAAAACGGCAGGTTTCGGGCAATTCCGGCAAGCGCCCCCGATCCACGTGCGTCGTCGTTGCCGAAACCGAACCGAAACCTGTGGAGGGCAAGCCGAGGCGCGATCCGCCGAAGGGAGTGAGGAAGCTGGTTTGGGAGGCTGTCCTCGATGCGCTTGGCACCTATGGCGAGCTGATGCCGGTTTGCGAGGACTTGCCGCGCTGCAAGGGCGTGAACCGCAAGTATGTCCGGAAAAACGCTATCTCGCGCGGCGTCGGCAACCCCGACAACCCGGATGGCCAACGCGCCCTGATCAGCAAGGAACTGGCCAATCTGAACGCCGATGGCTGGATCAAGCAATGGGAGGATTGGATATGGCTGCCGCACTGAGCGAAACCCGCGAAACTTTGCTGAAACCTTCCCCGAAAGACGCGGGCGCAACGTCCCAGCCGCAGTACCACTCACCGAAACCTGGGGGGATGAAAACCTCCCCCCCTACGGGGGAGGTTTCACCCCGTTTCGGAGGTACGGAGGCGTTGCGGCGGTTTCGGGGGGTTCAGGAAGAAGAGGAGAAAGGAAAGTGACCGACATGATGACCAAAGGTGAACGCGAGGACCTGCAACGCCTGATCCGACAACGTGAGAAGGTGCTGAAAAGCGCAGCCAAGCAGCGATCAACAGAACTGCTTGCCGACTTCGAAAACCAGATATCCGCGATGTACCAGTTCGACGACGACGAGGTTTGGGCAGCGGCCGAAAAGGCGGCAGCGGTAGAAGTTGAAAAGGCGCAACAGCGCGTGGCAGCCCGCTGCGCGGAACTCGGCATCCCCAAGCAATTCGCGCCCAGCCTCAATCTCTACTGGAGCGGACGCAGCTATCATAATGGCGTCAAGAAACGCCGTGATGAACTGCGCCTGGCGGCAAAAGCGCAGGTCGCCGCGCTGGAACAGAAGGCCGTTGTCGCTATCGAAACGGCATCCGTAGAGGCGCAAACGCAGGTCGCCGTCGCCGGCCTGACGAGTGAAGCAGCGCGCGCCTTCATGGCTAATCTCCCCGCCGTCGATACCCTGATGCCGTCGCTGTCCTATCAAGAGATCGCGGGCGAAAGCGATACGCCGATAGTCGAGCAAATGCTGACGCCCAACGCCCTGCGGCAACGCCGATTTCGGGAACGCCAAAAGGCGTTACGTAACGGGAGTGTAACACCTGAAAATGCTCAGGTTGATGATCTTCAGGAGGAAAAATCATGACCACCTTCAACGAGAGCCAGAACCGCATTCTCCTTGCCCTCGTCGAGCAGGCCGTCGAGGGAGCCCGTCGCAAAGGCAAGATGACCGAGGTAGACGCGCTGCTCGGCCTTCAATTTTGCGTGGCGCTGAACAGCGAGGCGATAGTCGGCTCGCGACAGGCTGCAGCGTCATTGCGCGACATCGCTGACCAGATGGAACAACGCGGACTCGAGCCGCTGCGGCTCCCGAAGAAAAACATCGTGGCTGACGATGAGGCGTAACACCAGCGCGAAAGGAGGCCACCCATGTCAAAGGAGCCAAAAATTTCATTGACGGAAAAAGCGAAGCAAGTGGCGTGCGATGCGATCATCGAACGCGCCGTCGTGAAGATGGTCGTAGAGGCCGGCGCGCCGGTCTCGCTGGTGATCGACCGGCTGCTGACATATGCCGCCGGGCAGGCCGCGACATTGGAGGGATCAGCCGTCACGGCCGAGCATTTCCGGCGCTTCGCGGATCAGATCGAGAGCGGGCTGTTCTGGTCGATTACCGGTGAGGACAAGCCGAGCGGGGGGACGGCGAATTGACCCCCACGGAAAACTTTCCTATCTTGTGGGTGGCTCGATTGTGCACGCGCCAGCGGCAGGACCGCGACGCAAAGCCGACGCGCCACTTCGATCAGCAGCGGCTGGCCCGCGCCCGAAGCAACCCAACGACGAGCGATTTGCGCTCGCGTGCTTTGACGCGCCCGAGGTGAGCCATGAGCCATTTCTCGAAATTCGATCCGACCGCGATCCGACTCGCGCCAGCGCTCGACCTTGAGGTCAAGGCGGCCGGCGACGGGCTTATCGAAGGTTATGCGTCGACATTCGGGGGCAAGCCGGATCGTGCCGGCGATATCGTCGCCATGGGAGCCTTCGCCCGGACCCTCGCTGAGCATTCCCGCGAAGGCACGTCGCCGGCCATGTTGTGGAGCCATCAGATCGAGGCGCCAATCGGCAAGTGGACGGCGCTCCAAGAAGACCGTGACGGTCTGCACGTCGCCGGCCGGATCAACCTCAAGACCACGCGCGGCCGGGAGGCGTTCGAGCATATTGCGGCCGGCGATGCCGGCGCTTTCAGCATCGGCTATTTGGTCCGCGAAGGCGGCAGGAAATATCTCGGCAACGGCGTTTTTTCCCTGACGGATGTCGACCTAGTCGAGATCAGCGTCGTCACCGTTCCCGCCAATCCACGCGCTCGGATCGCCGGCGTCAAAAGCCTTACCAACAAGGGCGAGCTTGTCGATCTTCTACATGATGCCGGCCTGGCAAAGGCCGCCGCAAAACAGATCGCCAACGGCGGTTGGCCGGCGCTCTCCGGCGACGATACCCAGCAAAAAGCGGCGCGCCTCCTGGCCGCCATAGACGCCGCGACAGCGCGGTTAAGGAGCGAATGACATGACGTATTACGAGAAGCATTTGACCCGTTCCGCCGCCGCCCTCTTGGCCGCCGGTCAGCATCTCCGCCGCAAGGATGCCGGCGGCGCAGATGAAATCTTTGAGCAGCTATCTCACAAGTTCGGGGAGCACGCGGCTACAGTCATGAAGAAGCTTGGCGAGGCTGACGTGAAAATGGCTGCGTTTGCCGAGCAGGTCGCGGAGATGGAGCAGCGGCACGCGCGCGGCGGTGGCGGCTTTCAGCCGGCGCAGCCCGACACGTGGGGTGAGCAGTTCACAAAGCATAAGGGTCTGGCGGCCTTCCGCGAGGAGCATAGCCGGCCCGGTCGCTTCCGCGTTGAAATGAAGGCCACCCTGACCAATGACCCTGCCTCCGGCGGCAGCCTGGGTGTCCCGAAGCGCGATCAGGTCAGCATGATGCCTCGCCGTCGCATGGCCGTGCGCGACCTCCTACCGGTCGTCAGCGTCTCGTCGAATGCCGTCGAATATCCTGCTCAGACCGGACGGACGAACAACGCCGCACCGGTGGCCGAGGGCGCGGTCAAGCCCGAGTCGGCGCTGGCGTTTGAACTGCGGACGCTGCCTACGCAGGTGATCGCGCACTGGATTCCAGCCAGCCGACAGGTGCTTGAGGATGTGCCGCAACTGCGAGACATCATCGACGGTGAGCTTCGCTACGGCCTAGCCTTTGTCGAAGAGGGCCAACTTCTCTACGGTGACGGCAACGGCAGTAATCTCGACGGCATGGTGCCTAACGCCACGGCCTTTGCGGCGCCGTTCACGATCAGCAGTGCGACCATGATCGATACGGTCGGCTTGGCGATCTTGCAGAATGCCTTGGCCGATTTCCCGGCGGACGGGATCGTCATGCATCCGTCGGACTGGATGCGGATACGCCTGTTGAAGGACGCGGACGGCAAATACATCCTCGGCGACCCGCAGGCGGTGATCACGCCCGCCTTGTTCGGATTGCCGGTTGTGGCTACGCAGGCGATGGCCGTCGACAAGTTCCTCGTCGGTAACTTTCAGGTGGCGGCGACGCTCTACGACCGCTGGGCGGCGCGGGTCGAGGTCAGCACCGAACACGCCGACTTCTTCGTCAGAAACCTCGTCGCAATCCTTGCTGAGGAAAGGATCGGCCTCGCCGTTAAGCAGCCGCTCGCTTTGACCTACGGCGATTTCGGCAACGTGACGTGATTGCTACTTGAGCCATTTGAGCTACCGGAAACAGAGTCCATCGTGCTTCCCCTAGCTATTCCGCCCGCGAGGTAAAGCGTGATCATGGTCACAATCAGCACAAGCATTACTGACTTGTAGAAAAGCTCGATCTTGCCGTCTGAATGCAGCTGTTTATCCTGACGAAATCTCTCGTGCCGGACGAGTAACCACGCCAGCCAGTTTACCGGCCATCTCGGCTTATATGGACTGACATCGCCGATAGCAGCACTCAATGACAACTCGGGTATGTCTGTGCTGTATTTGGTTTCGATCTTAATCGCGTGTTTGACGGACCCCGTAAGGAGTCGATGGTACCAGTAACGATCTATGAAGTAGAAAAGCCAAGTGGCGAAAAGCCCGAAGGCGGCTACGATGATGGCATACTGAACCTTCATTCCGAGCAAATCGAGAGTGAGTTTTTTGTCAATTGTGAAGCCCATGGCCGCGAAGAAGGCCAATAGGATTGTTACAAACATCCCTCGAATTCGCATGCTTATTTCGTTGAAATGCCGCTGAACTTCAACAACGGACTTCCAAATCTCAATAATCTGATCTCGTTCTTCGTTTTGCATTTTATTTATGCCCGCGCAGCAAAGTCGGCAAAGTCGAATAAATTCAGAATTTCTGAATACGTCTCTTCAAGCGTATACGTGGGATGAACGTGCTCGCGCTCCTTTATTCTCTGTTCCCGCTCAACCTCCTGCGGCGTCCAGTGCGTCACCTCTTGAAGAAGTTTATATTCCGGACGCTTATGCGCTTGCCCAAACTTGGCCCAAACGTCGTCAATGCCGCAATCAATTGCCATTGCAACGTCTTTCATCAGATTGTCGCCAACGTAGACGCAATCTGCCTTGCTGAGCCCGAGATTGCTAATGATCGTATTCAGCACCACGGGGTCGGGTTTCTTCGAGCTGCGCGGCGTGAATTCTTGCTTCGTATATGTGAGCTCATATCGCTCGGCCGGGTACCTGCGGAAATCCTCTGGACCCAGACCTTCCGGCAATAGATGGTCCCGGGGGCAAAATACGAAATCGAGTACTCCATCTAAGCCTAATCGGCGGAGGCGATAGTTTGAATAGAACGCCATCGATTCGGTGTAGCCAATAATCCTGGCCCCACGACCTTTGATCTTCAGCAGTGTCTCGGCCACAGTCGGGTAAAGTTTTAGATGCTCGCTGCGTTGCTCGCGGTAAATTTCAATCGCTCGAGCGAACACTTCGGTCGCCGGACGGCCGTCGAGAATGCGTTTCAGCGAAGGAAGTTCCTCGATCAAGAACGAATACTCTGAGGTCCCGTGCGTTTGGTGTACTGCCGCAATTTCGGGGATAAGCGTCTCTCTGGATATGCCGCTGATCGCAGCGATCTCGTCCAGCATAGGAGAGAAACAATTTAACCAAAGCTCCACCCAGTCGAAGAGTGTGTTGTCCAAATCCGTGATCAGCGCGCGCTTTCTGGTTCGCATCCTACCCCTCAGTGTTCGGTCCGCCATTTGTCGATGCGCTTTGTAATGGAAACAGATCAAAAGTCCACGTCACGCGCGATAGAGTAACGGGGCGCCAGCGCACAAATTTGTACAAATGGTACGCAGTGCGGGGGGGCGGCAAAATCTTGCCCTATCTATGCAGCGACGGACCCGCGCCGCCCTCACGCGGAGAATTTTTGGTTGGTTCCAAAAAACAGGGCAGGAGGTTTTTCCCTACCGCCATGAAAATTACCCGAAGCAGAGGTCGGCCGCCGCATACCCCCAGCCTGATCGACCGCCGTGTCGTGGAGCTGTTGGCTTCAAAGGGAGTTCCGCAGGCGCAGATTTGCTCGGTTTTGGGTATCTCCGAGAAAACGCTGAGGCGTCGCTATCCCGAGCAGTTACACCGAGGCGCATCGAAGCTCGAAAGCGCTCTAGTCATGCATTTGTACCGCATTGCCTGCGGCATGGACAGGACCGCCATGCGAGCCATCGAGTTCATATTGAAGGCGCGTTTCGGTTGGAGCGAATTCGCGCCCCCGCGCCGCTAATGCACCAACCGGCCTCGGCGAGCGTTGGGAACCACTGGGGTATTTCTCTGGTCACAGCCGCTCAATGTCATGCTGGGTTTTTGGATAACCCGGCACCGTGCAGATTTTGCGAGCCCGACCGTTGCCTTTTGCGCCTGCCGCATCTGATCAAGCCGCCTTGTCGCCCGTATCCGAGTTTCGCCAGCCTCGGCGAGGGTTGGCATAATTGGGTTTTTCTGCATCCCGATTTCCGGGGGGCGCCCAGCCTTGCAAGCCCGCAAGGGTGGGACGCGGGTTTTCGGCTAACCCCGCGTGCCCCTGTTGAGTCCGACCCAAGCGCGGGCGCAACTACCCCGGTTTCTGGCGACCGCCTCTGGATAACCCGGTCGTCTCGACCGCAACGGTGAGAAAGAAAGACGTGCCAGCGATATATGACCGACCAGAGTTCCGCCTTGCTCATTCGTAGGCGATACCACGCTTGAAGAACCGGCGTACCCTCTCAGTGAGTGAATTAGGGTCGGGAACTAAGGGCCAGTTCCTTTGAAAGGGTTCTTTGTGCTTTTCCCATTCCTCGTCAGTCAGGGCTCGCCCCATTGTCTGTTCCGCTGCGGCGCGAGGCGTTTTCAGGCCGATGTATTTGGCCATGTAAATGATCCGCTGCACCACTTGATCTTGTTCGCTAGGTGAACCCACGAAAGCCTCCATCGATCTCAGGCTTTTTGTAGTTGCAACAGCTGAAAAATTCAATCGACCCGGAGGCTTTAAGCCCCGCAAGGAGCGGCCAGCGCTCCACGGCGCGGATGCTCGGGGTGAGTCACACGACAATCGGTGATGATTTGAGGAGCGGCAAAACGCTGCCAGCGCCCGAATCGAAGGCCCTGGGAAGCAAGCCCGCCGAGAATTTAAATGGCAATGATCTGCCGCCTGAGTAGTTTAAGGATAAGGAAGCCAACCCGGCAAAGCCCGCCAAGGGCAGACCTACAAGGCCGCTTCCCCAGCGCCTTCTGCCCCGGCTATACCCGCGAAGCGCGTCCTCGGGCTCCGGAGGCGGCAACGCGGGCCATCAGGACGGCTCTTTCCCAGGTGCATTTCATGTTCTTACGGCGGGGTTTTGTGTGCCATCTATGTCGCAGTCTATGTCGCATGGACCCGCTGGCACTAAAAAGGACTCATTGGAAAACAAGGGTATTTCTTGCGACATAACTGCGACAAAGGCCCCGGAAAAACCGGAGCCAATCTCATCTAAGCCGCTGATATCGTTAGGGAATTTGTTGGTAGCGGAGGAGGGATTCGAACCCCCGACACAAGGATTATGATTCCTCTGCTCTAACCTACTGAGCTACTCCGCCGCCGGTGCCGTGAAGCTTCTGAGCGAAGCCCGTCTTGGCTGGTCGGGCG